GAAATAAATTTATTAAGAACCTAGCTCTAGACCAAAAAGGTAATACATTAATCTTATTCCAATTTGTTGAAAAACATGGTGAACCACTATTTAGAATGATTGATGAAGCCGCTAAGGGAATATGGAATATGAGTAAAAGAAAAGTATTTTTTGTAAGTGGTAAGGTCCCAGCAGATACAAGAGAAGAAATTAGAGCTATAACAGAAACAGAAAAGGATGCTATATTGGTATGTTCTTATGGTACATTCTCTACCGGTATCAATATAGTTAATTTAAATAATATAATTTTTGCCTCGCCCAGTAAGAGTCAGATAAGGGTATTACAATCTATTGGTAGAGGATTAAGAAAAACAGATAAGGATACTAAGTTGTATGACTTAGCTGACGACCTACATTGGAAATCTAAAAAGAATTATACGCTAAATCACAGTAAAGATAGGGTAGAAATATATGCTAAAGAAAAGTTTAAATTTAAGATACATGAAGTCAAATTATTATAAATAGTATTATGACAGATTTAAACAACAAAAAATTCCCAGAAAGACTGGAAGATGTTCCAGTTAAATTATTTAAATTGGTTTCAGGTGAAACTATAGTTGCATACACCCATGATATAGAAGAAGCTCCTCAAGGATTAATAGGTATTGAGGAACCAATGAAAGTAATAGTTGAGGATAACCAACGTTTTGTCATGACTCCTTGGTTACCATTTGCATCACAAAAGCTACATGTATTAGAGGATTTTAATATTATGTTAACTTCGGAAGTGGAAATTGATGTTAAAGCTCATTATATGAAAATAATATTAGATGGTACCCAACAAAACCAGGAAGAAATCAAAGAAGAAGTACGAAGATTACAAGGTGGCTCCACCATACACTAAGAGCTCTATTCTGGTCTCCCCGACAATCTATTCTATTATATCATATAAATATGCAAAAGTAAACAGTTTTTACAAAATAAATATTAATTAATTTACTGTTTACTTTAAGGGATAACTATGATATAATGTATATAAACATGGAGATAATATGAGTGAAAAAATCAAACCCAGAGAGAAACCCCATTACGTAAATAATCGACAGTTTTCATATGCTGTGGTTGATTATGTGACCGAAGCGCAGGCCGCTAAAGAAAGAGGAGATAAAAATCCAGTGGTTCCAGATTATATAGCCACTTGCTTTATGAAAATATGTGAAGGCCTTTCCCATAAACCTAATTTTGTTCGGTATACCTATCGTGATGAAATGGTTATGGATGGAGTTGAAAACTGTCTTAAAGCAATATATAATTATCGAATTGAAGCAGCAACCCGTACGGGAAAACCAAACGCATTCTCTTACTTTACTCAAATAGCTTATTTTGCTTTTATTAGACGTATAGTTAAAGAGAAAAAACAAACAGATATTAAATTTAAATTTATGGCTCAAGCGGATATAGAAGACTTTGCTGCTAGCATTGATAAAAATAGTCCTATTGACCAATCATTTCTTGACACAATTAGAGAGAAAATATCTAGGATTCAAGAAACAGACCAAGCTATTAAAGATTTTGCTAAGGCTGAAAAAGAAAAAAAGAAAAAAGGTTTAGAAAAGGTGATGAATGACGCATAGAGATTTATTAATTATTGGTTATGGTGTAGTTGGTCAAGCTGTATATGAAGGTCTAAATAAAGACTCAATGAATTATATAAAAATTATGGACCCACCAAAGGATATGAATCCTTTAGATGATGGGATTAATAACTATGCTGATTATGGTTATTATGATGGTATTATAATATGTTTACCTACACCTCAAGGACCAACAGGTGAATGTGATGATATGATGGTTGAGCAATACATTCATGAAATTCGTTTAGTAGCACCGTATGTACCTATCCTTATTAAGTCAACCATATCACTTGAACTAATTGCCCTATTAGAAGACGACAAAGAAATAACATTTAATCCAGAATTTTTGACAGAGGCTGATTCAAAAGAAGAGTTTCTTAATCAGAAGTTTACTATATTTGGTGGAGCTAATGCTAGGCATTGGTATTCAATATTTATGAACGCTGGTATAAAAATGCATTCCGTTAGATTTACTTCTATGTTAAACGCATGTTATGCAAAGTATGCCATTAATAGTTTCCTTGCAACTAAGGTTGTATTTTTTAATGAGTTATATAATTTATATAATAATAGTGGTGGAGAAGAATTTGATGAGTTAACACAGCTTATTGCTGAGGACGAACGAATTGGAAAAAGTCATATGATGGTACCAGGTCCTGATAGAAAATTTGGATTTGGTGGTATGTGTTTTCCAAAAGATACATCAGCCTTCATTAAGAGTTCTAAGAATAAAGCTACAACTTTGCAGTTATTAGAAAAAGCCACAGAAATAAATAAAGAACTAAGAGCTGGTATGGTATGGGCAGACGCTTTTCAAGGTTATAAAGAGGAAGATTTACCAGGGTGAATATATTAATGACAGGCTATAATGGTTATATAGGTTCACACCTTATGCCATACTTAGTAGAACGAGGTCATAATGTATGGCCATATACAAAAGATGTATGTAATTTTAAATTAGCAGATACTTATGATATGGTAATCCATCTTGCTGCTTTAACAGGGGTAAGGAAATCAATTGACAATCCAGAAGCTTATTGGGAAACAAATGTAGAGGGTACTAAAGCTGTTTTTAAAGAATGCAGAGAGAATAACGTAAAATGTTTATATGCTTCCTCTTCAAATGCTATAGAATGGTGGACCAATCCTTATGCCACAACCAAAAAGATTAATGAACATGATGGAAAAGATTTTGTAGGTTTTAGACCTCATACAGTATATCCAGGCAGAGAGGATATGTTATATGATAGGATGATTAATAATCCTAAATCTGTTAAATATATTAATGGAAGGCATGAAAGAGATTGGACCCATATAGATGATGTTTGTAACGGGCTGTTTACTTTAGTGGAAAACTATGATATAATAGTAGGTAAAGTTGTTGATATTGGAACTGGGGAATCTATTAACTTAAAAGAAGTAGCTGCAAAATTAATGCCATACCACACACCTGAAATTAGATTTGAAAACCCACCACATGAACGTATAAGGACATGTGCAGATACAACTATTTTAAACAAATTAGGATGGATGCATGCAAATCGCATTGTTAAATGACACCCATTGTGGTGTAAGAAATAGCTCAAAAATATTCATAGACTTTCAAGAAAGATTTTATTCAGAAATCTTTTTTCCATATTGCGAAGCTAATAATATTAAACATATAATACATCTTGGAGATTATTATGACCATAGGAAGTTTGTAAACTTTAAAGCACTTAATGCTAACCGAAAACATTTCTTAGAACCATTAGCTAATAATGGTATGACAATGGATATTATTCCAGGGAATCATGATGTGTTCCATAAAAATACAAATGAACTTTGCTCTCTTAAAGAGCTCTTAGGATACTATACAAAAAATATTAATATTATAATGAAGCCTTCCACATTAAATTATGATGGATTGGATATTCATTTGCTACCGTGGATTAATCCAGATAACCATAAGCACTCAATGGAGTTTATAAGAAAAAATAATGGTATGATAATGGCTCATTTAGAGTTACAAGGATTTGAAATGATGAGGGGTATTAAACAACCAATGGGAAATGGAATGGGTGTTGAACCATTTAAGCATTATGATATAGTTTTATCTGGACATTATCATGCCTCAAGTCAACAAGCTAATATAAGATATCTTGGATGTCAAATGGAATTCACTTGGGCAGACGCTCATGATGAAAAGTATTTCCATATATTAGACACAGATACAAAAGAAATTAAAGCAATACCAAATCCTTTAAGGATGTTTGAAAAAATATATTATGATGATACTACACAAGACTATGAGAATTTTGATATAAATATATGTACGAACAAATTTGTTAAAGTCATAGTGGGTAATAAGTCGAACCCATTTATGTTTGATAAGTTTATAGAACGAATATCAGAGCTAAACACACATGATTTAAAAATAGCTGAAAACTTCTCTGAATTCTTGGGTGAAAATGTAGTAACCAATATAGAAGAAATAGAAAATACGACTGACTTAATGGCAAGCTATATAGATGGTGTTAACACTGATTTAGATAAAGGGAAATTAAAAACCCTTATGAATAGTTTATATAACGATGCCTTAGATATGGAGATACAATAATGAAACAACAAATGAGACACAGATTAGCATGGTGCGCTTTAGCATTAGCAGTAATAGTGGTACTATTCATGAGTAGTGGTTGTGCAATGTTTGAAGAAAAAATGGCACAAGCTAAAGGTTTAGTGGGCTTAGGTGAGACAGAAGTTATAGAATGTACAAGCAATACGGAGACTGGATGCGAAGGCTGGGTGGAGAGTGGTACGACCACAGAATAATGTCTAAACCCAAGTGGGTTATTTGGACAATTTATCAATTTATATTTACAGTAGCTTTATTAGCTTTAATAAGCTATCCCGTATGGGGTGAAATAGGAAGCTCAGAAGTTGTATGGACAGATTTTAGTCCACAAGTAGATATAGTTACTAATGACTATGTTGAAAGAAATGATGCAGAAGAAGAGTTATTAAATAAAAATAAATATGAAAAGCATTTTGAAGATAGAGAATTAATCATTATGATACTTGGTGGTATTAAATGGTGGTATGATAATTGTGGAACTTTGTCTGGTTCTGGCAATTATTTTATGAATTTGGCTATTGAAAAACATGATATAAATACAGATGAACTAACAGATAATATGACATACCAAACCGGTCATTTTGCCGCAGCATTATATAATGATTGTGATGTATTTTTAGAGCAAACACAAAGTATTGGTTTAGATATGATGCTTATAAAAACCCCACAGGAGATTCAACTTGATACAGTTCCAGAAGTTAGTATATAAAAACTTTCTATCTACCGGAAACAATCCCATAACAATTCAACTTAATAAGAGTAAATCTACTCTTGTTGTAGGCACCAATGGGTCCGGTAAATCCACAATACTTGATGCATTATCCTTTGCTTTATTTGGTAAGGCACATAGAAATGTTAATAAAAATGGATTAATAAATTCTGTTAATGGAAAAGGCTGTGAGGTATCAGTAGAGTTTGAGACAGCTGGTCATGACTTTAAAGTGATACGAGGAATAAAACCAAATAAATTTGAGGTATGGCAGAATGGTAAGATGATAGACCAAACCAGTTCAGTACGCGACTACCAAAAATTTTTAGAACAAAATATACTGAAACTAAATCATAAAAGTTTTCACCAGATTGTAGTTCTTGGTTCAAGCAACTTTATACCCTTTATGCAATTAAGAACTCATGAAAGGCGATTAGTAATTGAAGATTTATTAGACATTAATATATTTAGTAAAATGAAACACGTATTAAAAGCAAGAACATCTACTGTACGTGAAAATGCTAAGGGTTTAAAGATATCTGTAAATGCTCAAAAGGATAAAATTGAATATCAGAAAAAACATATCAACCAATTAGAAAAAATAAATGAAGAAGCAAAAAAATCCTTTGATGAAGAAATTAAAGACTGTGATGAAAAACTTAAAGTACTTAAATTAGAATTAGAAAAATATCCATACGGACTTGAACAAAAATTAAAAACTTTAAGAGATATAAAAGATGAGTTAACTACTGAAAAGGGTAAGTGCAATCATGTTATGAAACATCTTGTTGATACAGCTAAGTTTTTTGAAAATAATGATGATTGTCCAACATGTACTCAAGAGATTAATAAGCAGTTAAAGACTGCAATGCTTATTGAAGTTAAAGAGCAAGCAAAAAAGACTCAACAAGAAGTGGACCATAATGAAGCAAAATATAATTCTACTTCATTAACAATAGAACAAACGAGAGATGATATTAATTCTATGATTGATACCAATAGGAAAATTAGTTGGTGTTCAGATAGAATAGCTGATTTGACAAATAGAAAAGTTAAAGAAGTAGATATTAAAAAGCCATTACAGGATTTAGTTGATTTGACATATAAGCTTGGAGAATTACAAGAGCTTAGAGATGAAGCAAATACTGATTTATTATATAATGACATAGCATCAGAAATGCTAAAAGATACTGGGATAAGAACTAAAGTCATAAAAGAATATCTACCCGCAATGAATAATCTTATTAATCAGTACCTCCAAGTTTTAGAATTCTTTGTAGCATTCCACCTTGATGACAATTTTGAAGAGACAATTAAGTCCAGACATAGGGATACATTTGTATATGACAATTTCTCAGAAGGAGAAAAGATGAGGATTGACTTGAGTTTATTATTTGCTTGGCGTCAAATAGCTAAGATGAAAAACTCTACCAACACAAATTTGCTAATTCTTGACGAAACATTTGACTCATCACTAGATGACGATGGTGTGGATAACCTATTAAAAATTTTACTGACTTTAGAAAATGGTACAAATACATTTATTATTTCCCATAAGCCAGACCTACTTGAGAATAAACTCAAAGCTAAAATTGAATTTAAAAAAGTAAACAATTTTAGTTCTATAGAAAATTATTCCTTCTATTAGCCGTTTAATAGAATAAACTTTCTTTTTTTAAAAATACTCTCCTAAGTGCCTTAAAGTATGATATAATGGTACATTAAGATAAAAAAAGGCATACAAATATGGTAACATTTACAACTGATATTGACCACAATATCTCAATTTTGGAATTACTTCGCTCATTAACTTATTTTGAGGCAACTTTAATTTCATTAGATGAACAACCGGAATTACCATTACCTTCAATTACTATTTCAATCCCTGAAAATAGGCTTGAAGAATTCAGGAGTATGGTATAATTGGCAGACAATATACTTCAGCTAACGGAACCGTTAGTATTTTTATTGAAAATACTCTCCTAAAGCCGTTAAACTATGATATAATATACTATATAAAATAAAAAAAGAGGAAAAATATGAATGCAACAATTGAAAATTTAATGACAAAATACCCGAATAAAACGGAATTTAGTGCGGCAATGATTAAAGAAGCCGCTAAAGCAGCTGGGGAAAACCCAAGGTCTGCTTACGTTAATATTAGATATGTTAAAAAATGTCCTACGGTCCGTCGTGGAGTTTATAACTTGGAAAGCATGATGCCAAAATCTGCTTTACCTAAAAAGTCAGCACCAGCTATGGTCAAAGGTGTTGAATCAGTTACAAATGATGAAGTTTTTGTTCCAAATTTTGATGAGACTTTTGTTCCTTGGGGTAACTTTACAGAAATTGTAAAAGTTATTAGGTCAAAAATGTTTTATCCAACTTATGTTTCTGGACTATCAGGTAATGGTAAAACATTCCAGATAGAACAGGCTTGTGCTAAATTAAATCGTGAATATGTTAGGGTTCAAATAAGTCCTGAAACAGATGAGGACGATTTGATTGGTGGTTTCCGTCTAATTAAAGGTGAGACAGTTTTCCAAAAAGGTCCGGTTATTAAGGCTATGGAAGCTGGAGCAGTTTTAATGATTGACGAAATTGACCGTGGTACAAATAAAATTATGTGTCTTCAAGGTGTTCTTGAAGGTAAGCCGGTTTTAATTAAAAAGACAGGTGAAGTTGTTGAACCTAAAAAAGGTTTTAATATAATTGCTACAGCGAATACCAAAGGTAAGGGTTCAGAAGATGGCCGTTATTCAGGTGCTTCAGTTATTGATGATGCTTTCCTAGAAAGATTTACTATTACTTTAGAACAAACATTTCCTAATATTAAAACTGAGGAAAAAATTGTTATGAAACATATGAAAAAGTTTGAAACTATTGATGAAGAATTTGCTAAGCTTTTAGTTGGTTGGGCAGATGCTATTAGGAAAACTTTTTATGATGAAGGTATTGATGAAGTTATTTCAACTCGTCGTTTATGCCACATTGTTCAAACATTTTCAATTTTCAAAAAACGTGATAAAGCAATTTCACTTTGTGTTAACAGGTTTGATGAAGATACTAAAGATGCTTTTAAAGACCTTTATGAAAAAGTTGATGCGACAATCAATGGTGAACCGGAAAGTAATTTAAATCCGGAGGATTTAACTGAAGAAGTTTTATCTTCCTTTAAAGATGATGATGAGTGGAACGCATAATGAATTTATCAGCACAAGAATATTTAGCAAAGCTTTTAGCAAAAGAAAATTTATCAGTTCAACATGGTAATTATTCTACAGCTAGCTTTGATGTTTTAAATAGAGTTTTAAGATTACCACTTTGGGAAGACAAAGGTAAGGATGTTTATGACTTACTAGTTGGTCACGAGGTTGGTCATGCTCTTTATACCCCAGCTGATGGGTGGCATGATTCTGAAAAGAAAATTGGAAAAATTCCTAGAGCTTATTTAAACATCGTTGAAGATATCCGTATTGAACGTAAAATCCAAGAGACATATCCTGGAATAGTTCGTCGTTTTAAAAATGGTTATAAAAAACTTTTTAATGATAACCTATTTGGTACAGATGACAGGGACATTAATGAGGCTGGTCTTATGGACAGACTTAATGTTCATTCAAAAGGTCGTGGTTATATTCCAGTTGAATTCTCAGATGAAGAAACTCCATTAGTTGAAGAAGCTATGAAAGTTGAAACTTGGGATGACGTTGTTAATGTTTGTAAAAAATTCTATGACTTTGTTGAAGAAAATAAAGAGGAAGAAGATGAAATGCCTGAAGGTACAGGCGCTGATTTTCCAAGTAATGATATGGACGGCGATGATGAAGTTGAAACTGAAAATCCTAAAGGTACCACTCCTCCAGAAGATGATGATGACGACCAAGAAAGTGAAGGTGGTAAAGGTGATGGTGAAGGTGATGGTGAAAAAGATAAAGCACCTATTGAGCCTGGTCATGAAACTTTCACTGATGATACTTTTAGAGAAAATGAAGAAAATCTTTTAGATAAAGAAACTGACCGTTATGATAATAATAGGCAATCACAGTTTTCTTCTGGAATTTCTGATGTTAATCTTAAAAATATGTTATTCACATATAAAGAAGCTGAAGCTGCTCGTGAAAAATTTATGGTTGAAAAATTAACAGAAAGAGATTATGAATATTGTGCTTATGTTTCACATAAGTGTAAAGAAGATTGGAATAAATCTAAAGCAGGTTATAATTCAACAGCTAAATTATTAGCTAAGGATTTTGAAAGAAAGAAAGCAGCGTTTGAATATTCAAAAGCTACTACAGCAAAATCTGGAAAGCTTGACCCATTAAAGCTTCATTCATATAAAATGACTGAGGATATCTTTTTAACAACTACTAAATTAGCTCAAGCTAAATCACATGGAATTATAATGTTCCTAGACCTTTCAGGTTCAATGTGTGAAATCATAGAAGATGTTATGGCCCAAGCAATTACTATTGCAATGTTTTGTAGAAAAGTTAATATACCTTTTGAGGCATATTCATTCACAACCACTTCTTACTACTCAGATGATATTCGTCCAGAGGTCACATTAGCTGAAGGTGAAATGGATATTAAAGGTGCTAAAATTGTTGAGATGTTTTCTTCATATATGAATAACAAAACTTTTGATGAGGCTTCTTTCACAATGTTTGCAGTTTCAAAAGCTCATTCATATTCTAGACAAATTCCATATTATATGTCTAGCAGGGAATTATCAAAAATAGACCAAATGGGTTCAACTCCACTTGTCCAAACATGTATGTTAGCCTCAAGATTGACTAAGGCTTTTGTTAAAAAACATGGAATACAAAATACAAATTTGATGTTCTTAACTGATGGTGCTCCTGATGGAATTTATATTGAAGAGGATAAGCATGCTGATGTTAAAACTCATTCTGGAAAAAAGACAATAAACTTTGATGGTAAATTAATTAAAGCTGATGGTTCTAGAGAAATGTATAAAAATATGTTAGGGCGTCTTAAAGAATTAACTGGTGCTACTATAATGGGTTTCCATTTAGCGACTGATGCTTCTTCATTTGGTCAAGGAATATATGGAATTAAAGATGATGACCCATATAATGATTATCTTGATTTTCAAACTATGATTAAAAAATGGAGAAAAGAAGGTTTTTCTGAATTCAAAAAAGCAAAAGGTTATGACAACTATTTTGTAATAAAAATTAATAAGAAAGTTACAGATGATGAGTTTGTTTTACCAGATGGAAAAACTGAATTGAAAGACATTAAACGTGAATTTAAAAAATTCAATAGAACTAAGAAAACCACTAAGCAATTAGTTGGAAAAATTACAGATGCGGTTGCTGCTTAGTTTAGTATTATTATTTTCTCATTACGCCAACGCTGGTGCTTGGGAAGATAATAATATTCCAAATAATGTTATGAACCAACTTACAGAAGTTGGAGCAAATTCAAGTGCAAATTGGACAAGTGATATTGACTTTGCTTCATTGACAGTCTCAGAAGATATCTTAAAAGTTGACCAAGTCCTTGATGATGGTTGGTCTCATTATGTTTATATAATTGCATTTAATAGATTTTTAAGTAAAGACTTTAAGACCATTGATGAATTATTAGTCCATAAAAAAATTAAATCTATTGGAGAACAAATTGAAAAGATTTTAATTGAGCATCCTGATGCTGTGTTTGGTATTTCCTTAAAGCCTGGATATGAAACTTTTTATAAAGCACCAGATGGTATGAACCAAACACGCTGGCATGAAGCATTTGAAAATGATAAAGAAGTTAGAGAGACATATCATAAGCTTTGGGAAATCATATCAAAAGACTTAAAGCATATCTCCAATAATAATTTAATCTTTAATGTTTTAAATGAGCCTGAGTTTGAACAAATGAGAGCTTGGAATAAAAGAGAAATATGGCAAGAGTGGTCAACAGAAATTGTTGATGCTATAAGAAAAGTCTCCCCTGGGAGAACAATTATAATTGAAGGAATACATAAAGGCTTATGGGCAAGGCATGGAAATCCAGCAAATTTATTACTTCCTATTGATAGGACAAATATTATTTATGGCTTTCATTATTATGCACATGAGGAATTAAAAGTTATGCCATACCTAGGTGAAGTTAAATCACATATGAGCCAACTTATTAATTACTCAAATAAATATAATGTCCCAGTGGTATTAAGTGAAATAGGATTACATGGTAAATGTGATGGACTTGGACCAGACCCAGAGGATAGAGCAAAGTATGTTGAAGTTGTTTATGATACTTTAAATCCAGCAGACATTGGAATTACTTGGTGGGCAATAGATAGTCCTGCCAATTCACCATATAAAAGAGTGAATGGTAATTGTGATAGAAATATTGATAAGGAATTGATTAAAGATGAAGCATTATTTTTAGCATTAAATTTAAATTAAACTGTTTACTTTACTGTTATTTTATGATATAATAATACTATTATGAAATTTAATAATATAACAAGTGATGAAATTGATAACATTATGAAACACGACAAAAATAGTCTTATGAAATTTAATGAACATAAAAATTTGTTGGACGTTGGAATATATGTGGAAAAGACCTATTCAGGTCATTACACGTCTGCAAATGGAATTCAAAGTATGGATTTAATCTCAGCTTCTGGAAGAGGTTTGGATTTTTGTCTTGGTAATGTAATGAAATACGCATCAAGATATGGTAAGAAAAATGGAGCTAATAGAGTTGACTTAATGAAAATTATTCATTATGCTTTATTAGCAATGAATGAACATGATATAAAGGAGTCAAACCGTGAAACTTAGTAATGAAATAATTGAAGCACTAAATAACTTTCAATCTATTAATAGTAATATTGCCTTAGGAGAGGAAGGTGGGTTTATACGCACCATGTCGGTGTCTAAAACACTCATGGCGAAGGCGAACATAGAACCCGAGGTACCATATCAATGGCCATATACTTTTGGCATATATGACCTAGGAGAATTCCTAAGTTGTCTTAATATGTTTGATGACCCAACATTGTCATTTGATGATGATAAAAAGTATGTGATTATTACAGATGGTATCACAACCTTTAAGTATTTTTTCTCTGAGATTGACACGTTGACAGTGCCTACCAAGGACATTGAGTTAGAATGTAGTGATATAACTTTCACTTTAACTCATGACCAAATGATGCAATTAAGAAAAGCAGCTGGAACTCTTAGGACAAACACATTGAGTGTAAGAAAAAGTACCACTGGTTCACACTTTATTGAATGCACCATTGTTGATAAATCTAATCCAACTTCAAATCAATTCACAATGAACATCTCAAATTGCAGTATAAATACTTCTGCAGAATTTGATTTTGTTTTTGATATGAATAATTTTAAATTCATCGGTGCCGATTCATATGAATTTGGTATTGATAAGAAGCTTATTGCTTCTGTAATGGCTGGCAACATCAAGTATTGGGTTGCCCTTGATAAGACAACAACATATAAGGAATAATATATATGGCTGATAAAACTAAAGAAGCAGTTGAAGAAACAGTAGCAGATGAAGCTGTTCCTGAAATGAATCCAACTGGTGATACTTTAAATCTCACAGATATTGCAGCAGTAATTCAAATTATTGATGTAGTAACCAAACGTGGTGCCTTTGAAGGAAATGAAATGGCTGATGTTGGCTCAATAAGAAATAGATTAGAAAAATTTATTAAGGCTGCTGCTCCAAAAGACACAGCACCTACCAAAGCCGCACCCAAAACAGAAGAAAAATAACTGTTTACTTTTAACTTAATTTGTGGTATAATATTATATTATGAAAGAGTTTTTATTCGTTGAAAAGTATAGACCACAAGTCATAGAGGATTGCATTCTCCCTAAAGGATTAAAAGATACTTTTGAAAGTATTGTCCAAAAGGGAGAGCTTCCCAATATGATGTTCACTGGTTCGGCTGGAGTTGGTAAGACTACAGTTGCCAGAGCATTGTGTAATGAATTAGATTTAGACTATATAATGATTAATGGTTCCGAAGATGGAAACATTGATACACTTCGTGGTAAAATAAAACAATTTGCAAGTACTATATCATTACATGGCGGGCAAAAGGTAGTCATACTCGACGAGGCTGATTATTTAAATCCTCAATCTACACAACCTGCTTTGCGGGGTTTTATTGAAGAGTTCTCTTCTAATTGTAGATTTATATTAACTTGCAATTTTAAGAATCGTATTATAGACCCCTTGCATTCAAGGTGTTCTATATATGAATTTAATTATGGCATGGATAAAGGACCTATAGCCGCAGCGTTTATGCGTAGGTTAGGAGATATCCTTGATGCTGAAGAAATTAAATATGATAATCAAGTTCTTGCTGAATTGATTATGAAATATATTCCAGATTGGAGACGTATCTTAAATGAATGTCAAAGATATGGAATGAGTGGTACCATTGATACCGGCATTCTTGTTACTCTATCTGAGTCAAGCATTAAGGCATTAATGAAAGATTTAAAATCTAAAAACTTTAAGAGTATGCGCAAGTGGGTTAATGACAATATTGATGTAGAATCCTCAAAGTTATTTAGAATGGTTTATGATAATATGGTTGAGTATGTAACGCCTAATAGTATTCCACAATTAGTGCTTATACTTGCAGACTATTCTTATAAAGATAGTTTTGTAGCTGACCATGAATTAAATGTAGTGGCATGTATGACAGAAATAATGTCACAAATTAAATTTAAATAGGAGACAATATGCTAGATAACATGGCAAATTATGCAACAATCATACTTATGTTGGCAATGGTCAATGTGGTATGGCAATTAGATAAGGCCAGTAGATTGGTAAAAGAAATGAGTAGAATTTTAAAGGAAGGATTTTCAGATGAATAGAGCAGATATAAAAGAATTATTACGTGATGGTGTAGCTGAAATAATGTTTACAAAAAAAGATGGTACTGAACGTGTTATGAAATGTACACTTAAACCTAAGCTTATACCTGAGGAACACACACCTAAAGGTACAAGCACAGCTAAAGAAAATTTAGATGTGGTCAATGTATTTGATTTAGATAAAATAGGTTGGCGTTCTTTTTTAGTGGATAACGTGCAATATGTCAAAACCACCCACTAAGAATGAAAATAAAGTCATTGACTTTTTTACCAGAAAGCCGTATGACATAAACCACTTTAATAACCATGATAGCTCAGGCATAGCATTGGCTGACTTTGTAAATGGAGTAAAGCCTAATGGTTTGGTTATTGACGCTGGTTGTGGTATTAATCCATTTAAAGAAAAGATTAATAACCTTATAGGATTTGACGCAGCTCCGTATGAAGGAGCAGACTTCCAAGCAACTTTTAATCAAGCACATCATATATTTAATAGAGATTTTGCTGATGTTGTATTAGCTCTAGGTTCATGCAACTTCGGCACCCTTAATGAGAACCTATATCATTTTGATAAATTTTATTCATGGTTAAAAAAAGGTGGACTATGTATTGTAAGAGTTCATCTTAATAGAGCAGAGATTCATATGGAACCTGATACAGAATATGCGCATTGGACAATAGAGAGCGCTGATAATTGTGCTTTCAAATGGTTCAAAGATAAATTTAAAGTATTAGATATGCATATTGAAACAATGATATCTCTTAGAGATGGCACAACACCAGTCCAACTCGCTGTATGGGTATGGAAAAAAATATGAGTCCATTTGAATTAATAAAATCAATATCCTCCACCAAAAAAGATATACTTGAAAATGAAAAAGACTATAATGCCTTTATGGTAAACCGTGGTCTATCTTATTTTCCAGATACTGTCTTATACGCCAATGAAATGAATAAGTTCCACCATCTTGGAGGTCGATTACAATACTCATTTCTTATAAATACCATAAGGAAACGTAATCGTTTTTCCAAGTGGAATAAATCTATTGAATCTGAAAATATCAATGCTATAAAACAATATTATGGTTATAGCAACGAAAAAGCTCGTGATGTACTTCCGCTTTTAAGTAATGAAAACCTTACTATTATAAAGAGGAAAATAAATCATGGCGGAACACAAAGACAATCTAGTTAGCTGGACACCAGACATGATGCTGGAAGTAACTCTAGCTGAGCCAGATGACTTTTTAAAAATCAGAGAAACATTAACACGTATGGGCGTAGCGTCCAAAAGAGATTCTCAACTATTTCAATCATGCCATATCCTTCATAAGCAAGGTAGGTATTTTATAACTCACTTTAAAGAGTTATTCTTATTAGATGGCAAACCATCTAACCTAACAGAGAATGACCTCCAAAGACGTAATACAATTGTTACACTCATGTCTGATTGGGGATTATTAGAAACTGTTAAACCAATTGGAGATACAGCTCCATTAAATCAAATTAAAATAATATCACACAAGGAAAAAGGGGATTGGGAATTATGTCCCAAGTATAATATTGGAATAAAGTAAAAATTAGATTATGATTTTAGCATTGTTATTAGGCACATTGTATGGGCTTATAATTGGATTGATACCAGCTGCTGGAGCCACCACGGGTCTTGTAGTTCTATTTGGTTTTATGTCTTATTTCTCAGACCCGTACTTAGGAGTTATATTCTGTATGGCTGTAGTAGCAGCCTCTACCACAGGTGATACATACTCCGGAATCTTATTAGGTATCCCAGGTGCTAATTCAGCCGCGGCCACAATGGTCGACGGTCACCCTCTAGCCAAGCAAGGTAAAGCAACCTATGCTCTTACGGCTGCAATAACAACCTCAACTGTCAATGGTCTCCTATGGGGAACACTTACATTTGCCTTACTCCCTTGGTATACAAAACTTATGATGGTCTTTGGCGTCCCAGAGATGTGGGCTTTTGTTATGTTAGCTCTTGCCTGTGTTGGATTTGTATCTAATAAATTCTGGATTAGAAGCTTGATTGCTATATTAATTGGATTATTCTTAGGAAGCATAGGCACTGACCCAGTGACAAATGCTGATAGGTGGACATTTGGTTGGGAATATCTAGGAGCTGGTATTCAAATTATGCCAATGGTTGCTGGTCTATTTGCCTTCCCTGAAATATTAGATGGTTGGAGAAAAGGAGATGCAACAACAACTAAACATAATTCATCAGGCCAAACATTAGAAGGAATTAAAGCCGCATGGAAATATAAATGGGATTCAATAAGAGGTGGAGCAATAGGAGCCTTTATTGGTTTCCTTCCAGGACTTGGTGGTGCTATGGGAGATTGGATGGCGTATGGTTCAGCCGTTGCTGCCAATCCTAATGAAGAATTTGGTAAAGGAAATATAAGAGGTGTTATAGGTTCGGAAGGAGCTAATAATTCTCAAAAGGCTACATCAATGATTCCCACAGTTTTATTTGGAATCCCTGGAGCTTCTTTTGCTGCAGTACTAATGGCTTTATTTATGGTATTAGGTTTTGAATTAGGAACGCCTGACCTTGCTTATGATACAAGATTTTTTGACAGTCTCACATTTGGATTTATGTGGGCTACGGTTTTAGTAGGTATATTATGCATTGTGTTTAATAGATACATTTCAAAGATATCTTCTTGGCCATATAAATATTATTTCCCAATCCTTGTGGTGTTTATCACTTGGGCTTGTGCTCAATACACTGGTGGTTGGGAGGACTATGCTATATTAATATTATGCTCTGCTCTTGGAGTCTTTTGCAAGCAATATAAATATAGTAGACCGGCTTTGCTGATGGCATTCATCTTAGCCATAAAAGTAGAAACATTGACCCTACAATTAAGTGCTTTATATACTATAGATACTCTTATGACTAGGCCAATATTTATTATTTTAATTATAACAATTATAGCAATGGCAACATTGTCTATAAAGAAAAACAAATTGGAGTACGCATGAAAAAACTACTAGCACTTTTAATTTTAACATTATCAACATCTGTATTTGCAGATTATATCTTTGTTGTACCACAAAAACCTGGAGCTGGAACAAGCCAATGGGCTCAAATTATAGCCACCCAACTTGAACCATTCTTAGGAGAAAATATAACCATTAAACATATACCAGGAGCAAGAGATATTCCTGGCTTTAATGAATTCCATAACTCTTTAAGAACATCTGATAAGATTGTCATGGTAAGTCATGGTGGTAATGGAGTTAGCTTCTTACAAGAGAATGTTGACTATGACTATAATGATTATGACTCAATTGGTCTTATGAATTTAAATATTATAGCCGGTAAAGCTATTGGAGCAGATATGACATATCCAAGTTTTGCTGCTGGTTCGGGTATGGTTCCCGAAGCTTTTGCTATGACCATGTTAATATGTGGTAATAAATCTACATCAATAGATTATTATATTGCATGCTTTAAAGAGCATGTGACTTGGGTTAATGGAATGTCAGGCGGTGAACGTAGACTTGCATTCAAACGCGGTGAACTAAATGGTACAAGAGAAAACCCAGCTGCATATAAAAAACATGTTGAACCAAATGATAAAGCAGAAATATGGTTCCATCATGGTATATTGCAAGCAGATGGAAGTCATGCTGATGACCCTAACTATCCTGGATTCCAATTAGAAATTTTATTTGAAGAACTTTGGGATGCACCACCAAGCGGAGAATTTTATGATGCTTATAAGCTTGTCAAATCATTTAGAGATGGTATGCAAAAAGCCTTATGGGTAAATAAAGGAAATCCAAATACATTTGCTTTAAGGAATGCTTTACATCAAATGAGTTTAGACCCAGACGCAGTAGCTGCTATTGAAGCTAAAGTTGGTAAATATGAATGGAAGATTGGTGATGAAGGTAATGCACATAGAGATACCCTTATGTCATTCATTACTGAAGATGCTCTTAGGAATTTAATTCGTTTTAATACAGAAGCATTAGGATTAGCAAGCATATTTAAAGACCATTTTGTAATAGAAGTTGAGGTACCAACAGCGCTTGAAGGAGTTGATTTAAGAGGGTGAAAAACTGGATTTTTGTAACAGGTGCTCCAGGAAGTATGTGGAGTGGTATTTCTCAAAAAATTAGAGAAGAGCATAATGCAGATATGACTGACTGTACTCCTGACAGAATATATAAACATCATAAATATGCTGGTCATAAAGGAAATTACTATGGACCAAAGATGCAATATGGTAATTGGTTAGGCTCTACTTTTGGTACCAGACAAATGTGGATTGATGAAATCGACAAAAGTTTTAATGGACCTAAAGACCAAACTAAAGTAATACTATCTCATAATTTTGCATATTACTTAAATGATATTGTAGAGTTATTTCCAGAAAGTAAAATTGTTGCAGTAGTTAGAGATAATAATGAATGTTTTAATTGGTGGCAAGAAGCAGGTGGCTGGAATATAACATACCCAAATTATGAATGGTATATAGATGATATACAAATGATGGAAGAAATAAAAGAGCAAAATAAATTAATAAAACTGTTTACAATTACACCAAACTGTGATATAATATATGTATAAATAGATTTGACGGTGCCGAAAGGGCTGTCAATAACCGTGGCATGAAGCCACATTTTATAACCTTGCTATATATAGGAGGTCATTATGACAAACTTAGCATTTACTAACTTCCCGAGGGATACATTCCTGGGATTTGATTCACTCTTTAACACACTAGCGGAAACAAACATGCAAGCCGCCAGAGGCGTAGGGTATCCACCTTACAATGTTGTTAAAAGAGATGACGGTCACTTTTTAATTGAAATCGCTGTTGCAGGATTTAAGAAAGAAGACATTGACTTAACTCTTGAAAAAGGGGTTTTAACTATATCTGGTCGCAGACATAGCGATTCAGATAAGAGAGATTACACACATCGTGGTATTTCTCAAAGGGCGTTTGAGCGTTCATTTACTTTAAGCGACACAATTAAGGTTGTTGGAGCTGACATTATAGATGGATTGCTTGTTGTTGTTTTGGAGAATGATATTCCAGAAGAGGACAAGCCTCAAACTATCAATTTAGGTGACCTACCTAAGCACGCTAAAAAGCTATTGCTTGGGTAAATAAATACTAAGGAGCACTATGGCATATTCAGGCGCAGTTTTAGACCATTATAACAATCCACGCAATGTGGGTAAGATGGATATTAATGATAAAAATGTTGGAACTGGTATGGTAGGTGCTCCTTCTTGTGGTGATGTTATGAAGCTACAAATTAAAGTAGAGAAAGATATTATACAGGATGCAGTATTTAAATGTTATGGCTGTGGTTCTGCAATAGCATCTTCTTCTATTATAACAGAAATGCTTAAAGGTATGACCCTTGATGAAGCAACACAAATAAAAAATACAGAGGTGGTTGAACAACTTAACTTACCTCCAGTCAAAATCCATTGCTCAGTTTTAGCTGAAGATTCAATTAAAACGGCAATAAAAGATTACAAATCAAAACAACACAGGTAAATTATGAATGATTTAATTAGATTAATCCGGCTCACGTCGGGTGAGGAAATACTAGTTGGTATTAAAGATATAAATGAAAAACAAACAGTTGTAACAGACCCAGTAATATTAATCCCTGAACCAGGAGGTACTGGTAGAATAAGTTTTATGCCTTATTTGTCTTATTGTGAGATGGATGAATTAGTTATTAAAGAAGAACATATTATGTTTATATGTGAACCTGAAGCTGGCCTCCAAACAAAATATGAAGATATGATTAAAGGCAAAATCAAATTAATAGAACCAACACAAGCAGAAATATTTACATAAATCTATTTACTTTTAATGCGATTTATGGTATAATGGTACCATGAATAATACTTTTTACACTAACGCTTTTCGTCACGGAAAAGTAATCAAATATACTGGTTATAAGAATGGTAAAAAAGTAAGCTATACTGTTCCATACGCACCAACCTTATACGTCCCAAGCAAAGAAGATAAAACAATGACTCTAATCAGCTGGACTGCACTTGATGGCACACCAGTAGAACCAATTGCGTTTGGAAGTATGAGTGAGTCTACTGATTTTATAAAACAATATAAAGATGTTCCTAACTTTAAAATATATGGTAATACTAATTATGTTGCGCAATTTCTTAATGAGAAATTTCCTGGAAATATAGAATGGGATAGAAATATTATTAATGTTACTTCACTTGATATTGAAGTAAAATATGGAGATGGTTTCCCTGACCCAGATATAGCCGACCAAGAGATTACAGCCATCACAATGAAAAACAATATAGATGATGTCTATTATACATTTGGCTGTGGCGATTATGACAAGAGTAAATCCCTTATGCAAACTCATGAGGTAAGATATATTAAATGTCAAACCGAACATGAGCTCTTACACAAGTTTGTATATCACATGGCAAAGACATCACCCGATGTTATTACTGGTTGGAACGTAGAGTTTTTTGATATTCCTTACTTAGTTAATAGAATAGCTAAAGTTAATGGTGAGAATAAAATGAAATTCCTATCTCCGTGGAGAATGGTAGACAAAAGAGAAATCAACACGGGCTATGGACAAATTCGTACTAGATATGAACTAAAGGGTATTACTATTCTTGACTATATGGCTATCTTTAAAAAGTTTAGTTATCAACATGGTCCACAAGAATCTTATAAGTTAGACCATATTGCTAATATAGTTCTTGGTGAAAAGAAACTTGACTTCGGTGAGGCTTCTAATTTAAATGAATTATATACAAATGACTATCAAAAGTTTATTGATTATAATATAAAAGACGTTGAGCTTATAGACCGTATGGAAGATAAGCTTGGACTTATTACTTTATGTTTGACAATGGCATATAAAGGTGGTGTCAATTATGATTCAGTTCTAGGGACTGTTGCTATTTGGGATTCATTAATTTATAGACATCTATATGAGCATAAAATAGCAATACCACAAAATGAGGAATCATTTAAAAGTGCATATCCTGGTGGGTATGTTAAAGAACCTCAAGTGGGAATGCATGATTGGGTATGTTCATTTGACTTGAACTCTCTATATCCATCAATCATTATGCAATACAATATGTCACCTGAGACTATATTACTTGATGATGAGCCTGGTACTAATGTTGAATCTGTTCTTAATAATAAAATTAAAAATACGCATCGCTATACAGGATTAGCTGTTAATGGTACCCGCTTTGATTGTAAAAAGCGTGGTGTATTCCCACAAGTAATCCAAAAAATCTATGATGAACGGGTTAAATTCAAACAAAAACAAATTAAAGCTGAACAAGAATTAGAATTGTCCGGCAGTAAGTCAGAGCAATATGATATTGAAAAGCGTATTGCCTTAGCTAAAAATCAGCAAATGGCTCTTAAGATTCTTCTTAATAGTTTATATGGCGCTATAGGTAATAAATGGTTTAGGTATTTTGATATGAGAATTGCTGAAGCTATTACTCTTACTGGCCAAGCAACTATCAAATGGGCAGAGAAATATTTGAATGAATATCTTAATAAGACTTTAAAAACTGACAAAGACTATGTGATTGCTATTGATACTGATTCAGTGTATGTCACCCTTGATGAATTTATTAAACGTTTTAAACCAGCAAACCCTATTAACTTTTTAGATAAATTATGTTCCACCGCAATAGAAGATGCTCTTAAAGAAGCTTTTAATGAGCTATATATTTCACTTGGTGGTTATGAAAATAAAATGGTTATGGGACGAGAAGTAATTGCTAATAGAGGTATATGGACAGCAAAGAAAAGATACATATTAAATGTGTATGACAATGAAGGTGTTCGTTATACAAATCCTCATTTAAAAATTATGGGTATTGAAGCTATCAAGTCAAGTACTCCAGCAATATGCAGGGAAGCATTAAAAGATATGTTTAAAAGAATTATTGAGACTGATGAACAGACAGTCCAAAGTGATATACAAAATTTTAAGAAAGTATTCTCTCAAGCGGCAGCTGAGGAAGTTAGTTTTCCTCGGTCTGTGCAAAATATTCGCAAATGGATTGATAAAGAATCTATATATAAAAAGGGTACACCAATTCATGTGAGGGGAGCAATATTACATAATCATTTAATTGATGACCAAAAACTTCAAAGAAAAATAGAAAAAATACATAGTGGCGACAAGGTTAAATTCACATACCTTGTTATGCCAAATCCTATAAAAGAGAATGTCATTTCATTTATTGATTTTTTACCAAAGCAATTTAAGCTTGAGGATTATATAGATTATAACCTTCAATTTGAAAAGACATTTATTAGTGCGATTGAACCAGTATTAGATGCAGTTGGTTGGAAAAGCGAAAAGACTATTTCTTTAGAATCTTTTTTCGTTTAACTATTTACATTTAATATTAATTGTGATATAATATACCATAAAGGAGAAATTTATGAGTGCAGATTGGGTAAATGATATTAATAGAATGCAAACCAAATTTGGCGTACGTAATTGGATAGCAAATGCTAGTCCTTTTATGTTGAGGAAATACATAAAATTTAGATATGATTTTCTTAAAGAGGAAATGGAAGAAACACGAGAGGCAATTATTTATGAGGATTCTGAAGAACTTGTTGATGGTCTTATTGATTTGTGTGTTGTTGCTATTGGTACGTTAGATGCATTAGGTGTTAATCCACATAAAGCATGGGATACAGTTATGAAAGCTAATATGGCAAAGGAGGCCGGAGTAAAACCTGAACGACCAAATCCATTAGGAATTCCTGATATGATTAAACCAAAAGATTGGAAAGCACCAAGTCATGAAGGTAATCATGGTCTTATACCTCAATCCCATAAGGGTAATGTCCAAGAAGAAATTTGGACTGAGGAACAAGAGGCAGCATTAGAAAAAATGATACATGACAAAGAGCTACTAAAAAAAGCAATGAAAGCAAATAAAGCTAGAACTGAAATTAGTGGTAAGTATAATACTAAGTGGACACCAGATGCTATTGAAAAATATGGTAGAGCAGTTGAAACTATTAGAAAAGATGAGGTAAAATAATGGATGAATTATATGAAAAGTATGAAAAATTAACAATAAATCATGAGCCGTTAATGGCTGCAGGAATAATGATGGCACAAGCAATGAAAATTTATAAAGCCATGTTATCTGAAGATGAATTTAAAGTAATGACTGAACATATATTAAAAAGTCGGGATGATATTTTAACACCCGAAATACCAAAGGTGCATTAATTATGGCTAAACAATCTTGGAACGACTGGATATTTTCTAAAACACATACCTACGACTTATGGTTGCAAAGGTATAAAGGTAAAACTGTTCATGACCTCACTGTTAATGAACATACTAAATGGAAAAAAGAATATGATGGTTGGAAAAAAGGAAACATAGAGAAAGTAACTTGAATTATTCACTTACAATATTTAAATCAATATATGACAATAAAACGCATAAGCGTTTAAACTTTAATTCATATATGTCCTTTGAAAAAATGTTTTTTGATTTAGCGCAAGAACCTCGTAAAGATAAAAAATCAGCTCCTTTAATATCACCTGCCATATACACAGAAAAAACAACAAGGGCAAATGATAATGTCTTAGGTTGGGCTGGTTGGTGTGCTGTAGATATAGATGAAGGTAATTGGCATGGTGATACCCTTACAGAAGAGATAGTTAAAAAATATAGTAAATGGAACTATATATGCTATAGTACGGCATCATCCACATATGAAAAACCAAAATTTAGAATGGTCTTTCCATTAAAAAAAGCCTTAGGAAAAAATTCAATTAAACATTTTTGGTATGCTCTTAATAAAGAGTTAGGAGATGTTGGTGACCCTCAAACAAAAGATTTATCTAGGATGTATTATATCCCTGGGAAATATGAGGGTGCATATAATTTTATATACAATAATTTTAACGGGGTTGACATGGACCCACTTGAAATCATAAGTAAACACGATTATGTAGAACGCACTGGTTCTTTATTAGATAATCTACCTCCAGAAATGAGAGCACAGGTACTCGCTCACCGTAAAAATTCAATGACAAATACAAATATCACTTGGAATAATTATAAAGATTGTCCATTTGTCAATAAGAAATTAGTTAAAGAATATAATCAAATAACTGATACGGGTTGGTATGCAAAGATGTATGCTATTATGACATCCATTGCTGGTATTGCAATACGCAAAAAATATCCAATTACTTCTCAGGAAATTGCAGAATTATGCAGACAAATTGATATGGACAATGGTGGTTGGTATGATAATAGACCTTTAAAAAAAGAAGCAGATAGAGCAATTGAATATGTTTACTCCAATAATTGAGTACACTAAAAAAGATTCTCCTTGGAAATTTAATGTAAAGGATTTAGACCAAAGTCCATTTGTTGCAAGAGCTAAAGCTGAAGCACAACTAATTTATAATAAAAAATCTACACGTAAGAATAGAACCTTAGAAAAAATTTTACAAACAGTTTTAATTGGTCATGCACCTGAATATTATTTAATTCAATTTAAACATTTTAAAGATGACCCTAGAGATTATAAAGATGTAATTGAACCAGAAGGAGACCCAGCTGAACAAAAAGCTACTTCACAACCCCATTATGTTCCTTATGTTTTAGAAAGAGCTAATGAAGCATATGATATAGAAAAGAAATTATATATCTGGGTACATGATAATAAATTAAATTATTTTTTACAGGGAATCTATGTACAATCACCATGAAATATGATATAATATAGTTATGAAATTTGATAAAGAAAAGCCACCTATGGCTCTAATTCCACCTGAACCTCTTTATGAAGTAGCCGATGTATTTCGGTTTGGTGCTGAAAAATATGGTATGAATAATTGGCGAGATGATGGTGACAAAACAGAATGGGCTCGCACTTATTCTTCTATTCAACGTCACCTCAATAAATTTTGGGAAGGTGAAGATATTGACCCTGAATCTGGTAAATCTCATTTAGCTCATGCCACCACCCAAATGTTAATTTTAATGGTACACCAAATGGAGCATCCAGAAATGGATGATAGATATAATGTTAATAAGACCACATAAAGTAGCGGATGTCCGTGACTATTTTATTGGCGCCAAACAAGGCGGTAATTATGGCCAAACAATAGATAAGACAGGCGTTAAGTGTATTGAATTAATTGGTGCGTCATTTCTAGCAGATGAACCCGCAATATTCGGTACACCAAATATAGAATACATTAAAAAAGAAATTGATTGGTACCAATCCATGTCTTTAAATATTAATGACATATATGGATTTGGTAAAAGTCCACCAGAGGCATGGCAATATGCCGCTTCTGATGAGGGTTGGATTCATTCCAATTATGGTTATTTAATATGGCATGAAGATAATCATAATCAATATGACAAATGCTTAGAGGAATTAAAAGCTAATCCTAATTCAAGAAGAGCTATGATGATTTATAATAGACCAGAAATTTGGAATGAATATAATATGAATGGTTGTTCTGATTTTATATGTACTAATTCAGTAGCTTATTATATTCGTAATGACCACCTTAATTGTTCAGTATCAATGCGCAGTAATGATGTTGTGTATGGATATAAAAATGATTATGCATGGCAACAATTTGTATTACATGAATTAGCTAATGATTTAAATGTAGATGTAGGTGATATGATTTGGCAGGTTCAAAACCTCCATGTTTATGAAAAACATTTTGACTTAATTAAACCTAAACAAATGTGGGTTGATTATAGCCCAGCACAATGAAAATAGCAATAGTATTTGGAAAAGGCCTTGATGGCTGTGGAGTTGAGAAATATGGTTATGAGTGGAAACGCTATGACCCAGACAATATTGATATATTTAATTTAGCTGAAAGAAATTTTGTTAGGTCGGGTGGCCATATTAAAGAATCAATTTCTTTTAAACCTAGTGAGATGCTAGATATTGCAAAGAGATTAAATGACAATTATGATATTGTAATATTAAATAGTTATCCAAGTCCCATGCATAAAAGAGAAACCATTAAGAGTTTCTATTATGATTTAGTTCTACAAATAAAGAAACCTATATTGGTTAGTATGATGCATGAGATTAAAAGAATGAACTATGACAGAATACCAATTCACTTAGCAATATCTAATGCTGCTGATATAATATTTAATTTCTCTACAGAAACCACATACTCACAGGACATGGCTGGTATTTTAACCAATAAAAAGCTTGGTGAAAGAATAGCAAGAATGAAATTACCTATAACAGTTTCTGATTATGAAAAATATAGAATACCATTTAAGGACAAAAATAAATCTTGTATATACGCAAGTCGTTGGACTTCAATGAAACACCCAAGTAGATTAATTGACCTTTGGGAAATGGATAAAGATTTTCATTATGCGATTCATGGAATTGAAAGGTCTATTGGAGCTAAGTTTGATATTATAGATAGAACAGAATATCAAGCAAAGTTTAATGGATATACTTATTATGCTGGTAGAGAACTAATGGAATCATTTGGTCCTTATGAATATCAAGAGGGTATGAACCTTATAGCTAATAGTATGTTTGGATATAGTGGTTATGCTTTACCAAAAGAAAGACATAACTATGGTGATAGATTTGAATATGCTCAAATGGAAATAATTGCTGTAGGGACAGTTCCAATATTTGATATTGACTATGGATTATATAATAAGGCTGAAAATGGTAAAGCATTCTCTGACCATGATATAGCTATTTGGTCTGATAGAAATGATTTAGAAAATACTAAAGAGCAAATACATAGAATTTCAAAAGATGAAGGTGCCTATAATAGATATTTAGATGCTGGCATAGAATTTCTTAAAACAGAAACTGATGCTTCTAATATAATACCACCAATGCTAGAACATATAACTAAGGTTGGTAAGCAAACAAATAAGTGGGACCATGATACTTTCCTAGATAATGTTTATAAGACAGATGTAAAAGAACATTTTAATTATGTAATGGAAAATCATATACCAGCGTTGGGTGCAAAAGAAGTTATGAATCAAACCATAAGTTATTTTGAAAAGAAAAAAAGAATAGTATATAAATCAAAACAAGAATTAAAAGATGATGGCCAAATTTCCTTAGAGGACTTTTTTGCATGAGAGTAAAAAATATGGCTTGGACATTTGATAAAGCTTTTTCTAAAGAGACATGTGATAAAATAATTGAACATGGTTTAGCACAAAAATCAATGAAAGCAAAAACTGGTACTGGTAATGTTAGCATTAATAGAGATTCAGAAATAACTTGGTTATATGACCAATGGATTATAGGTATAATAAATCCTTATGTCAATTTAGCAAATAAACAAGCTGAATGGAATTTTCAATGGGAACCAGTACCACAACTTCAGTTTACAAAATATGGTAAAGGTCAATTTTATAATTGGCATAGGGATACGTTTTCCAGACCAATAGATGGTAAAATAAGAAAGTTAAGTGTTACTGTAAATTTAAATGATGGATATGAAGGTGGCGCTATGTACTTCGACCCTGAAGAAAAATATGGTATAACTACACCTATACAAAATAAAAAAATAACACATCAAGGTTCCATTTGTGTATTCCCATCTGATATGTGGCACAAAGTGGATACAGTAACAAAGGGTACTAGATATTCATTAGTAATGTGGTTATTAGGAGACCCGTGGATTTAGTTAAAAAACAAAATAGAGAATCGGTAGTAATAGATATAGACCATACAATATCATTTCCCAGGTTGGATTTGGTAAGTTCAGCAGAAAGGTTTGGATTATCAACTCCAAACCATGATGTTATAAATGGTATGAGAAGATTAAAGGAAAAGGGATTTAAAATTATTTTACTTACAGCCAGAAGGATGTTAACACATGATGGTGATGTAGAAGCAATCATAGCAGATGTAGGTGATATAACTATTAATTGGTTAAAGGAACATGACGTTCCATACGATGAAATTATATGGGGTAAACCCTATTCATCTACCTGGTATGTAGATGATAAGTCAATGAACTTAGAGGAATTTAAAGAATGGACAGATTCAATTTAGTAATACCAGCGGCCGGAGCGGCAACAAGATTAAGACCGTTATCTTCCAACACGTCAAAGATTATGGTACGTGTTAATGGTAAACCAACCCTTGATTATATAATAGAGGCCGTCAATGGTAGTGTTGATGAGATTGTTATTATTGATGGAAAATTTTCAGATATCCGAGAGTACTGTGAGGTAAAACATCCAAACATAAAATTTGCTAATCAACCAAGTTTTGATGGACCAAGGGATGCTATTAAGATTGGTATGAATGCTTTAGAAGACCCAGATAAACCAGTTGTAGTTTGGTTAGGTGATGCAATTATTTTAGAAAAAGATATGCCATTAGGCACAGATTTTCTCTTAACTAAAATTGTAGATGACCATAAAAACTGGTGTATGTGGGATGGTTTAGATTATTATAATAAACCGGATAAACCAATTCCAAATGGTACAGCATTGGTTGGATTATATTCATTTAAAGATGGCGGCCGTGCTAGAGATGCATTTCGTGAAACTGCTGATTCTGATATATCAGGCGCCCTAAAAATATATGGAGAGTTTAGTAACGTAACCACTAATCTATGGTACGACATTGGCGATTTGCCTAGGTATTTTAAAACCTGTGCTGCTCTTTTAAATACAAAAGCTCGCGCATTTAATAATTTACATTTTGATGCAGACCTTGGCACAATAAGAAAAGGTCCTGACTATCATAATGAACATAGTATAAAAACATTAAGAGATGAAAAAGCCTGGTATGATACACTCACTCCAGAGCAATCATTATTTACACCAAGAATATTACCACATAAAGTTGATTTAATTATGTCATATGAATCTGGTACATTATTAAGTGATATAATGCTATATGAAAATATGCCTGATTCCCATTGGGATTATATAATGGATAGAATATTTCAAATTAAATTAAAGTATTTTAATAATAGAATACAAAACGTAGGTAACATTGATAGTTTTTCAGGATTATCTAGAAAAATGTGGATTGACAAAACAGAAGAAAGACTATCTAGGATTGGTGGTTTTCCTAAGGGCATTAAACAAAAATTATTAGATTGGGCTTATGAAGTTCATAAAAATACTACTCCAATTTCTGGAATGCATGGTGATTTACACTTTGCTAATATATTATATAACCAACAGACAGACCAGTTTAAACTCCTTGACCCAAGAGGAAACTATGGAGGAAAGGTTGGAACAATAGGAGATGATATTTATGATTGGGCTAAGTTAGCACATGACTGTTATTATGGATATAATGCAGCTGTTGCTGATGTTCCACATAATAAATACGTAAAAGAATTATTTGTTCATAAGTTAGATGAATATGATTTACCAAAAGATATTATATTAAAAGGTGGATTATTACTTGTTGCTACATGTATTCCATTGCACTATGACGATTCTAAACGACAAACAAGATTTTTACAAAAGGTATTAAATGAAATGGGCTAGTATAGTACCTCTTATTGGAGGTGGAACCATAGCAATGGAAAATGTATTTGGCAAAAGGCCAGCATACATGATGTCATATAGAGAATTTGTAAATAATGATAGGCATATAGTAGAACACTATAGGAAACAATGCAGTGACCCTGAAGATGGTAGAAACTATGTTCCTTATTATATATTAGAAGAACCATTTATCTGGCATGGTCAACAAATAGGTGAAAATGGAAAGTACGTTGATGTAGTTAATACTATATGTCCATGTGCTGGTCTCTCTTCTTTAAATGTTGCACCATCAGGTGAAGCAGAAATAAATGATTATATGGCTAAGACCGCAAAGTACATCTTAGAGGAAGTAGGTCCAAAGGTACTATGGGGAGAAAATGCTCCAAGGTTAGCTACCAATTTGGGCAAGCCGGTTGTAAAAAAATTAAGAGCTTTAGCAAAAAAGAATGGCTATACATTTTCTTTATATAAAACAAAAAGCATATTACATGGATTAAGTCAAGTACGGGACAGGTCATTTTATTTCTTTTGGAAAGGAGATGCCATACCTATGTTTGATTGGTATGATAGACCTAATGAGAGAATAGAAGACTTAATACGTAATACTAAATTTGATATGGCTGACCCTATGTCAGAATTAACTAATCCAAATATACCAAGTAAAGATGATTTGCATTACAGATATATATTGGAAGTATTGCATAATGGTATGAGCCATTATGATTTTCAAAAGACACTAAAAAGAAGTGTTAATGTTCAAGACTATATAGAAGTTCATAGTAATTATAATGACTATGCAGATTGGTTAGATACTATTAATGAAAATGAAAAGGCTGAAAAAGCTAGAGCCATGTATAAAAAATTATCAGTTAAAGGTGCTAATATAATGAGAAGAGGTACTGAAATCCCATGTGATTTTATTGGAGCTTTTGTTGCTCACCTACCTTTTAAATTAACTCACCCAGATGAAGATAGATACTTGACATATAGAGAGGCAATGGCAGTTATGAAGTTGCCAGAAGATTTTATTATGATAGACCCAAAGAGAAATCTTAATCACTTATGTCAAAATGTTCCAGTGACTACTGCTGAGGATATGGCATATAATATTAAAAGATTTTTAGAAGGTGGATGTGAAATGATATATGATGACTTTATAATACAAGATAATAAATCAAAATCCCTAGAAAGTGAGCCATTAACTTTAGATAAATTTATGTAAATCTATTTACTTTTGTTTAGATTTATGATATAATAGTAGTATACTTGAAATAATAGGAGATATAAATGGCAAATGAAGAAATCATTAATGCAATTAAAGTACTTCGCAAAGAGGTAGAAGTTTTAACTAAAAGAATTAAGCCTGCTGGAACAGGACATTTACATACAACTATTGGTGTATTAAATAATCGTATTGATGAATTAATTAATGAAGGTATGAGGGCTAAATAATGGGTATAATGGATAAACTACAAAAGAATTCTAGGATTAAAGAGACTGATACTCTTGACAAATCCAAGATTTTTTCTAATCAAGAAATGGTACCAACAAAGGTTCCAATGATTAATGTCGCTTTATCAGGCGACCCTGATGGTGGACTAACCTCGGGATTAACTGTATTGGCAGGACCATCAAAGAATTTTAAAACATCATTTGGATTATTAATAGCGGCTGCTTATTTAGAAAAATATAAAGATGCCGTTCTATTATTTTATGATTCAGAATTTGGCTCACCCCAGCAATACTTTAAGTCGTTCGGTATTGACACTTCCCGAGTACTCCATAGTCCCATTACTAATGTTGAGGAACTGAAGTTTGATTTAATTAATCAATTAGAGAATATCGAACGCAAAGATAAAGTTATTATTATGATTGATTCTATTGGTAACTTAGCTTCTAAAAAAGAATTAGATGATACTATGAGTGAGAAATCCGTAGCAGATATGTCAAGAGCAAAAGCTCTTAAAGGTTTATTTAGAATGACCACACCATATCTCACAATGAGAGATATTCCATTACTTGCTGTCAATCACACATATCAAGAGATTGGTTTATTCCCTAAGGCTATTGTATCAGGTGGTACTGGTATTTATTACTCAAGTGATAATATCTGGATTCTTGGTAGACAACAAGAGAAAAAGGGAACTGAAATTCAAGGTTATCATTTTATTATTAATGTAGAAAAGTCTAGGTTTGTTAAAGAAAAATCTAAGATTCCTATATCTGTAACATGGGAAGGTGGTATTGAAACATATTCTGGTCTATTAGATGCAGCAATGGAAGGTGGTTATGTAGTTAAACCTACTATGGGCTGGTACTCTAAGGTTGATAAAAAGACTGGAGAGATAGAAGATAAAAAGGTTCGTCAAGCTGAAACACTTAAGGAATCATTTTGGAAACCTATCTTTGCTAATACAGACTTTAAAGATTTTCTAAAACGTAAGTATGAAATAGGCCATGCCGATATGATTAAAGTCTCACACCTAGAAGAAGGTTGGGATGATGAAGATTGAGACATTAATCCTTAGAAATTTAATGTTGAATGAGGATTATACTAGAAATGTAATCCCACACTTAAAACTTAAATACTTTGAAGAACCTTATAGGGCTGTCTTTAATGAGATAGTTTCTTTTGTCAATAAATTTTCTAAGTTACCAAGTGCCGATGCATTATCAATCGAACTTAGAAATAATCCAAAGGTTGGTTCAGATTCTTTAGCTCTTATTCCTGAAATTAGTGTTCAAGAAGGTGAGCAAACTGTTGAATGGTTAATAGAACATACAGAAAAATGGTGTCAAGATAGGGCAATCTATCTAGCAATCATGGACTCTATTAATATTATAGAGGGCAAACACGATACATTAGACAAGAATGCATTACCCGAGGTATTATCTGAAGCTCTTCAAGTTAATTTTGACTTAAGGGTTGGGCATGATTATGTTGATGATTCAGATGCTAGGTATGAATTTTACCATAGAGCAGAGGAACATCTACCATTTGACTTAGTAAAATTCAATGAGATAACCAAAGGAGGCTTAGTTAATAAGTCACTGAACGTGGCTCTGGCAGGTACTGGTGTAGGTAAATCACTATTTATGTGTCACGTAGCAGCCGGCGCTTTAACCCAATTTAAAAATGTTTTATATATAACTATGGAGATGGCTGAAGAACGGATTGCTGAGAGAATAGATGCTAACCTTATGAATGTTCCTCTTGACCAGTTAGAAAATTTGTCAAAGGATATGTTTGATAAGAAGATGCATAAGCTAACCGATAAAGGTGTAGGTAAATTAATTGTTAAGGAATATCCTACAGGAGCAGCAAGTGCTATTCACTTTAGAGCATTATTAAAAGAATTAAAAATTAAGAGAGACTTTAAACCTGATTTAATTTGTGTAGATTATTTAAATATATGTGCAAGTTCAAGAATGAAGGCTCTTGGTGGAGCAATTAATTCATATACTTATGTGAAAGCAATTGCTGAAGAATTGCGTGGCATGGCAGTAGAGTATAATTTACCTATTGTCACTGCCACACAAACCACTCGTTCTGGGTTCGCCAGTTCAGATATTGGACTTGAAGATACATCAGAATCATTTGGTTTGCCAGCAACAGCAGATTTAATGTTTGCTATTATATCTACTGATGAGTTAGAAGACTTAAATCAATTAATGATTAAACAACTTAAGAATAGATATAATGACCCAACTGGTAAAAATAAAAAGTTTGTTATAGGTGTTGATAGGGCTAAGATGAGATTATATGATGTGGAAGATAGTGCTCAAACTTTGGGTGTTAAGCATGAATTAAATGTAAGGGACGAGCCAGAGACAATAAATAAATATGAGGGATTTAAATATGAGTAACTACCAAAACGTAAATTCAATATCACCACAAGAATGGGGACAGCGATATAAAGATTTGGCAAAAGAAATATCTACATGGTCAAAGGACCCAAGCACACAAGTTGGTGCAGTTATTATTGGTAAAGATGGTCAAGTATTAACTCAAGGGTATAATGGTTTCCCAAGAAGAATACGCGATACTGAAGAAAGATGGGCTGATAGGGAAAGAAAATATGAATTAGTTGTTCATGCAGAAATGAATGCTATATATAATGCTTCTCTTACTGGTGTATCTTTAAAGGATGCCACTCTATATGTTTATGGATTACCTATTTGTAATGAATGTGCTAAGGGTATTATTCAAGTTGGAATTAAAAAAGTCATTGCTACAAGACCTAAAATATATAATTCTGAATGGGATAAATCAAATAAGCTGGCTGAAGCAATTTTTGCAGAGGCTGAAGTAATGTATTTAGTAGATGTAGAAGATGACTAAACTATCAGACAACGCAAAATATAAAGGATATAAGTATAAGAAATTCTGGGATGGATTACCAGAGGTTGTCCATAGTAAAGACCACCCTCATGACCATGTTGATTTATTTAAAAAATTACATCCAGTTGACCCTAAGACTGGTCACCCAAAGGATAATGACGATGAGTAAAACATTAATACCACATGTTAAATTTAAAAGGGACCATAATAAAAATATAATCTCTAAAAAACGTTTAAGTCATGGTACGTTTAGATGTAAGCGTCATCCAAATTCCAAAAGGTGCACAAGTGGACATCGATAATACAAAGGAATGGATAGCATCAATAATAATACTACCAATCTTTATAGTTGCCTTTATAATATTATATATTATTATGATTGTTATATCTTTAGTGGCAATGGTAATTGATTGGTGGGTAGCAATACCTTATGAGAGAAGAAATGGCCAAGAGAAAACCTAAATTTATTCCATTTAATAGATGGACGTTTGTAGACCAACACGGTAGAAATGATGACCATTGGTATATAAGATTAGATGGTGGCGAATTTCATGGTGTGATTTATAGATATGAATCTATTAAACTTAATGAGACCACTCAATCTATAAATTTTGATTATGAAATAGTAGATTATCCAAATTTAGATGACCCTCATGGTAAACCTGAATTTAATGCTGCTGCAGGAGATATATTAAAAAGCATCTTGGATGATGCTATGGAGAAACAGGACTATATATTAGGTCCTAAAAAATAATGAATATTAAAGAAACACTGACTATATTGTCAGAAGAGGCTGCTGAAGTTAGTCAAGCAACCGCAAAATTAATTAGATTTGGCCCTTATGATGAAGTAAATGTCGCTAAATTAGAAAAAGAACTAGGCGATTTAATGGCTGTAATGATGATTCTTGAATTTTATGGATACGTTAAGTTCAATAACATTCATGATAATATAGAACCTAAGCTGCAAAAGCTAAAAAAATATAGTAAGATTAGAAATCTGAATAAAATCATTAAAAACCTATAAAGATATAAATAGCTTTATATCTAATTTTATATAGGTTTATTAATGCAGTCATTTAAAGTTTTTGAGGGTAGGAACGACCCATCAATTTTCCACGCAGTATTTATGGCCGGCTCACCTGGAGCAGGTAAATCTCATGTCGCAAAAGAACTAGCTTTGCCTGGCCAGCTTGGATATAAAGAAATTAATTCAGATAATGAATTTACTCGTTATATGAAAGATGCTTTTTTAGATTTAGTATTAAATGTTGACCAGCAATTCCAAAGAGATGTAACAAGAGCCGTTGCAAAAAAACATAGTCAATCAAAGAAAAGGCATGCCGAGATAGGTAGATTAGGTCTTGTTATTGATGGAACTGCTCGTAATGTAGGTAAAATTGCAACTCAAAAGAAAGAATTAGAAGCAAAGGGTTATGAATGTGCTATGATATATGTCTCAACAAGTTTAGAATCTGCTATTGAGAACGACGATATGAGAGGCGCAACTGGTGGTAGAAGTCTTGGTCCTAAAATGATAACTTCAATGCATAAATCAGTTGAAAAAAATATTAATAGATACAGAAAAATGTTTGGTAAATTATTTTTTGAAGTAGATAATTCAGTATTTGAAAAAACACCAGCACAAACACGCAGATTATATGGTACAATATCTAAATGGTCTAAGACTATGCCAAAGAATAAGATAGCTCAACAATGGATGAGGGATAATTAATGCAAGGATTTAGAGAACACATAGATGAAACAACACAAATGCGATTAGTTGACTTACTTCCTAAAAAAATAAAGCGCAAAATTTATAGAATAGCTCATGCCGATAAGTATAAAGGCGCATTAGCAATGTATCATTCCTTTAAGAAAAATGCAGATATGAAAAAGCGAGGTGTATCTGACCAAAAAATGAGAGACATAGCAGCCGACCATTTTAAATTAAATCATAGAGAGTTTGCTAAAGTATTAAATAGAAAAACCAGATATGAAGCAGTAAAAGATTGGAGTATTACAGAAGCATATAATTTAGAATATGAAAATAAATCTGATATTAAGTCCTTACCATATTCTTCTAAACAGAAAGACGATATTGATAAATTATTTAAAAAATTAGGTCCAGGTTCTTTAGTATTTAATCCTAAAGGTGGAAAGATTAAAGTTAATACAACTTTAAATAAGAAATATAAATTAGATGATTTACATAAAGAATTTCCTAGTTTACATACCGCAAGAGGAGCAGAATTACTTATATGGGGAACGGGGTCAGTTTCAAATAAAAAATCTGTGATGTTATCTGATTTTGGTATTGCTACAAATACAGACTTTTTAGAATTCTTTCAAGCAATTGGATTATTCATACCAAGTCCATTAACTCCTAATACCTTTAAAAAACAATTAACTGATTTAAAAATTGTTGGTGATTTCCAAATACGTAGTTATATTAAAGAATGGCAGAAATTTGTTGACTACCTTGATGCAGATAAAACATTAGGTAGTGATGTTATAAGCCTAGTTAATGGTAGTCATTATTATAAAAACAAAATTGATGTTAAAAGACCATACGTAATTTGGACCGGTATTAAAACATATTATACAAACTTAAAAAACAAAGAAGGTATAGAGGGTACAATTAAAGACAACACATCGGACTGTGTCCTTGTTGATGGTACAGAAACAGAATTATATAAGGCATTAAAGAGTGATAGTCCAATTATAATGGATGAAAAGACCGGTAAATTATCATGTAATGGTATTGAATGGTACCAAATATCTTTAAAACTTGGAATGGGTAAAGCTAAACTTGGTAAGATTACATTCTTACTTAAAGGTAAATACCCAGTTGATGGAGATACTCAAGACAATATGGCTAGAGCTGGTATTGATACCAGTTGGTTTGGAGAAGAACTTGAATATCAACAACTATTACGAGAAGGATTTTTTGGAAGTGCTGCTGCTAAAATGAAACAAATTGGCGGCGCTGCTCTTAAAAAATTCAAAGTAGCCGCGGTTGCAGTACTTAAATATTGGAATAGGATTAAAGGATTTATAAGTAAGTTAGCAAAGAGATATGAAAAGTCTACATTCACAGAAATTGAAAGGATGACTAAAAGAAGTAAATTCCTTGGTGAAGGATATATTGCAGAAGATGTATTAAATGAAATGTCCCAGGGAGCAATGCTTAATGCTATTGTTAAAGACTCAGCTATTACAAGAAAATATGCTAATGTTATTAAGAAGCATTATAACACGGTTGCAAAAAATAAAAATACTGATGTATGTGATGTAAGAATAGAAAATCAAAAGTTTGATATTACAGAACCAGGTGCTATTAATTTCTTAGTGGCTAATGTAATATCTTTCCAAATTATTAATGATATTATAAGTGATGTTAATAAAAATGGTATAAAGGTTATTAATGATTTAAATCAGGCTATGTCTATGGGAGATACCAATTTGCCGGTTGTTAAGGTGTATGGTAATCCAAGTGCCGCCGATTATGAAGTTATTACTGTTGGTAAAATCACCCAAAAAAATCCAGAGTTAGATGGTAAACAAATTAAAGTATTAAAGGCTGCTGTATTACCACATAAAATAAATCCATATTGGGTAATTAATATGTGGATATTTGCTGAGTTAGATAATGGTATAGCAAAGTACCATAAGATAGCATTTAAAAAGAGTGGAGCAAGTGCATTCAATTTTAATATTGAAGGTACATCAACTGTTCCAGAAGATAAAATAACGGAATTTCCAGTATGAATTTTAAAAAACATATAGTAGAAGCTAAGAACACACACATGGTCCATATAGAAGATATGGTTATAGATGGTGGTGTGACTGGTGCACGTGCCGCAATATTTGCTTTAAGAGATTTAAGAGATATGTTGGCTGGTACCACTAATGCTAATAAAGAAGTTACTGTTAAATGGGATGGAGCACCTGCGGTATTTGCTGGTATTGACCCAAGTGATGGTAAATTTTTTGTTGCTAAAAAAGGAATATTCAATAAGAATCCTATGGTATATAAGAGCGTTAAAGAAGTTAAAGCCGATACAAAGGGTGATTTAGCAGCTAAACTTACAGTAGCATTTCAAGAATTAAAGAAACTTGGTATAAGACAAGGGGTCTACCAAGGTGACATTATGTTTACTAAAAAAGACCTTAAGACACAGACAATTGATGGAAAGAAATATGTCACTTTCCACCCAAACACTATAGTATATGCAGTACCCATTGAAGCGGCTAAAGAAATTAAAGCGGCAAAGATTGGCGTAGTGTGGCATACTTATTACTCAGGAGCTGACTTTGCATCAATGAGTGCAAGCTTCGCTCCATCTATAGCAGCATTTAAAAAACCTAGGAGTGTATGGCAGAAATCTGCTAGCTTCCCAGATATTTCTGGTGTTGCCACATTAACCAAAAAGGAAACAGATGAAATTACCACACATATATCCAATGCTGGAAAACTCTTTCAGAAAATCTCCGCTAACGCGCTTAAAGACGTATCTACAAATAAAGATATTAATTTATTTATTAATACCTTTCGAAACACGAAGGTTAGAACGCAAAGTGAGATTAGCAACACGTCGCAACACGCTGAAGAATTAATTCAATGGATTCATAATAGATTTGATAATGAAATAGAAAAATTAAAGTCAGATGCTGGCAAAGCCAAGAAAGAAGCAGCAAAGATAGCCGCTCTTGAATGGTTTAATGATGATAATAAAGCTAATTTAATAACCATGTTTGACATGCAGAATGAACTTGTGTACGCTAAGAGGAAGCTATTAACACATTTAGATAGCATGGATAGTATAAATACTTTTGTAAAGACTAAAGATGGGTTTAAAGTAACAGGTGCCGAAGGATATGTTGCTATTGACCATTTAACTAACGGTGCCGTCAAAATTGTTGACCGAATGGAATTCAGTTATAATAATTTTAGTAAAAACATAATCAAAGGCTGGGAGTCCGAATCACGATGAAAGAAAAACCAATAAATGTCCAACATGCATTAGAACAAATGGGTGATAGACCCATACCATATACAGATATTAATGAGGCTAAAAGGATAAGACCTATTAAAGGCCTTTGGACACCAAAACAAATGTATACGCAAGTCGCAAGAACTAAAAAAGCAGCATTTGAATTAAGACAACATGCAGATTTTATATTTCAAATGGATGCAGATGTTGGTCCAAGTATGAGTAGAAATTCTGGATTATATATGGCTATATATGACAGAATGATAACTGCACTTGACCTATTTGACCTAGCAGTAAAAGATGCTGCAAAAATAAAGCACCCAGATTAATGACATTAAGAACTTTTAAAGAACATTTAATTAAAGAGGCCAAGGCAAAGACGGTCACGGTAAACTTTGGCCGGTTTAATCCTCCCACTATTGGCCATGAAAAACTCTTAGATGTTAGTATGAAAAAAGGTACTGGTGACCATAGGGTATATGCATCCCAATCACAAGATGCTAAAAAGAATCCATTAGAATGGAAAACCAAAATTAAATATATGCGTAAGGTATTCCCTGTGCATGCTAGGCATATTCTTATGGATAAAAAAGTTAAAACAATTTGGGATGTAGCAGTTACCGCATATAAAGATGGATATACAGAATTTGAATTAGTTGTTGGTGATGATAGACACCAAGAATTTGTTAAACTTTTAGATGATTTTAATGGCAGAAAAGCTAGACATGGATTTTATGAATTTGATGTAATAGATGTTATAAGTGCTGGTCAAAGAGACCCAGACGCTGAAGGTGCTGAAGGTATGTCAGCCTCCAAGATGAGAGCGGCTGCTGCAGACAATGACTTAATTGCATTTACTAGTGGTCTACCAAAAAGATTTAAAGATGCCGAGGGACTTATGAAAGCAGTTCAAAAAGGTATGGGTATAAAGGAATCAAAATTTTATAGACAAGATATAAAATTAAGTCCAGTCTCAAAACTTCGCGAGAAGTATGCGGCTGGCAAACTATTTAATGTGAATGATGACATAGTAACTAATGATGGACAAAAAGGTACAATCAATAAACTAGGAAGCAATCACGTTGAAGTGAAACTGAAAGGAGATGGAAGGTTTAAAAACTTCTGGCTTTCAGATATTATTACTACATAGGAGAAATATATGCCACTAGAAAAAGTTGGTTGGTTATCCAATGGTATAGCAGATGCTGGAGGTATTGTTAGTCCAACCGGAGAAAGATTGGTTGCGGCTGCTTTAACTCAAGAAGAGCAAGATAAATTTAATGGTGTTAAACCAAAGAAGAAAAAATCTGAAGCTGCATCATATTCCAATAGGTCCTCAAAGGATGACTTAGAAGAGTATGGTAGAACTATTGGGATTGAACTAGATAAGCGTAAGAGTAAAAAAAGTTTATTGAAGCAATTAAAAGACTTCGTTAAAAAATAAACATAAATAATATTATGGAATTAAGTAAAAATAACTTCGAGTTATATGCTGCGAAGCATTACCAAAGAGATAAATGGGCGACAACTGAAGATTTTAAAGAGGATATATCTAGATTTAAATATATTAATCGCTTAATCAATAGATACTATCGTGATGATGAATTAAAAGAACGGTTAATACTTAACCATATTATTATTTTAGGAAATGTCTTGGGACCAGATGTGTGTGCTGAGATATTAATGTCTAAGACAGATGATACTTTACAAAGTATTGTTAAAACCTTCTTGGTATATTTAAATTATTTACCGGAAGATAGTTATGTTGAAATACCATTGGATGACACAATTATAGATGTATTAAGGAAAATATGAAAGAATATTTAAAAGAAGGTGCTGTAGATTTATTCATAACATATAAGTTTATTAAACTACTAGTAACTCCCTGGAAAAAAACCGAGGCCTATGACGAAGGCGTGATTGATAGTAAGGGTAAGTTGTTAGTAGCAGTAAAAGACCAAAGCTCTGCTCAAAAGAAAGCTTATACTGTTTTTCATAGGTTAGTCTTTAATATAAAAAGAATACTTGAAAAAGTACCATTTGGTAAATCTAAAATAGCTTCTTATGCTGCTGCTCTTTTATTATTAAAAGAAGAAACTGGTATGGCTGAAGAAGATATTTTAAAAGTATTGGAAGACTTAGGTTATGACGTTTCCCTTGACCTTAATGAAGAGGTTAAAGATATTCATACGGGTCAACACATACTAAATCATGATATTTTGGAAAGAACCAAAGGAACTATTGTGAATTTAGATTCTATAGAACCCGTATCTTACTTTGCGGGTGTTCCTATATATAAAACAAGAGAAAATATTTATATATCTGCAGGCAACATATTATAACATAATTTAATTGGAGTGACATGACGTCAATTTTTGTAACCAAGCGCAGTGGTGAAACTGAGCCATTTAATATTAATAAAATCCACCGCGTTCTTGAATGGGCTTGTGATGATTTAGTTGGTGTCTCTGTTTCTGAAATAGAACTTAGGGCTAATGTTCAACTATATGAACACATGGAAACTATTAAAATCCATGACCTTCTTATCAAATCCACAGCCGAACTCATAACTGAAAATACACCTAACTACCAATTTGTAGCGGCAAGGCTTATTAATTATAAGCTTAAAAAAATAGTATATGGTGACAAAGACCCTTGGCCTCTTATTGATATTATAAATCATAATATTGATGCTGGTGTATATGACCCAGAAATATTAAATAAATATTCAGAGGCTGAAATAGATTATATTAATAGCCATATTATTAACCATAACAGAGATGATGAATTCACATATGCTGGTATGGAGCAAATGCAATCAAAGTATTTAGTTCAAAACCGAACGGATGGCACACTATACGAAACACCTCAGATATTATATATTATGATTGCTATGACATTATTTGCTAGATATAATGGAAGACGTATGAAGTTTATAAGAGAATTTTATAATGCTATTAGTCAATTTTATATCTCTCTTCCAACACCAATCATGGCTGGTTGTAGAACTCCAACAAGACAATTTTCCTCATGCGTAGTATTAGAATCTAATGATTCTTTAAACTCAATTAATGCAACATCAACATCCATTGTTAAATATATTAGTAAGAAAGCCGGCTTAGGAATTAATGCTGGAAAGATTAGAGCGGTGGGTAGTCACATTGGTGATGGCTCTGTTGTACATACTGGATTAATTCCATTCCTTAAATATTTTCAAAGTGCAGTTAAAAGTTGTAGTCAAGGTGGAGTACGAGGTGGAGCAGCAACTGTATATCTACCAGTATGGCATTATGAATTTGAGGACTTAGTAGTCCTTAAAAATAATAGAGGTACTGAAGAAACCCGTGTACGTAATATGGACTATGCATTCCAATTTAATAAGCTTATGTATGAGAGATTATTAACTGGTGGTAAGATAACATTCTTTAGTCCAGACGATGTCCCAGGATTATATGATGCATTTTTTGAGGACCAAGATAAGTTCCAAGAATTATATGAGAAGTATGAAAGGGCATATTCAATTAGGAAAAAATCTTTACCAGCTTTAGAAGTATTCTCACAATTTCTTACAGAACGCAAAGAGACTGGTCGGATATACTTACAAAATGTTGACCATGCAAATACACATGGTGCATTTATAGAACAACAAGCACCTATTCACCAAAGTAATTTATGTTGTGAAATAGATTTACCAAGTTATGGATTAGAAGCTTATGATGATACTGATAAAGGTGAGATATCTTTATGTACATTATCTGCAATTAACTGGGGATTAATAAATGAACCATCTCAATTTAAACATTACTGTGAATTAGCAGTACGTGCCTTAGATTCTTTATTGGATTATCAGAACTATCCTATTATTGCGGCACAGCGGTCAACAATGAATAGGAGACCTTTGGGTGTTGGTATAATTAACCTTGCATATTTCTTAGCTAAAAGAGGTCTTAAATATAATGACGAGGCCTTAAAAACCGTTGATGAATATGCAGAAGCGTGGTCATATTATCTAATTAAAGCCTCTGCAGATTTGGCTAAAGAGCAAGGATGTTGCTATAAGAACATGGAGACCAAGTACGGACACGGAATCTTACCTATAGACACCTATAAAAAAGAGGTGGATGAGTTAGTCAAACCAAAACAAAGGATGCCTTGGAAGGCATTAAGGGAACAGCTTAAGAAAAAAGGTATTAGAAACTCAACTTTAATGGCCGTTATGCCGGCTGAAACCTCAGCTCAGATAAGTAATTCAACCAATGGTATAGAACCACCAAGGGCTCTTGTATCTTATAAGCAATCTAAAGATGGTGTAATGCCTCAAGTAGTACCTAATATGTATAACCTTAAAAATAAATATGATTTATTGTGGGACCAACAAGGACCAGAGGGCTATCTTAAAATTATGGCTATAATTCAAAAGTATGTTGACCAAGGAATATCTGTTAATACCAGTTATAATCCAGCTCAATATGAAGATAATAAAATCCCATTGTCTATAATGCTTAAGGATTTAATTACATTTTATAAGTATGGTGGTAAACAATTATATTATTTTAATACAAATGATTTAACCACTGAGGATGAATCAACCCTATCTAGAGAGGACTTTGATAGTCAAAAGGACTATGAAGAGTACTGTGAAAGCTGTTCTTTATAAAAAATATCAAAAAAACTGTTTACTTTTATATAAAAATATGTTATAATATACTCATATTGAAATAAAAAAAGCTATATATAATTATGACAGAATTTTTTCAAAGTGCGGGAATAGGATTTATATTAACACTAGCAATTATTGGGGTGTTATCAAATACTTTATTCCCACTATTCCTTAAAGCAAATGATAAGTTAAATAATAATTTTAAGGAAGATATACCTTCGAAATAAGGCTAAACTATTTACAACAACGACATAGGAGAATATATGTTAGATAAAATCACAAGCGGCGTAGCCGCTGCAACAGGTATTGGTGTTTCACTAATAAGCTTAGCGATTGTTTTGCAAATCGTTTTTGGTGGAAGCGTACCTTTCCTTGGCGGAGACGTCATTGGTACAATCATTGGTATCGTAGCTCAGCTTGGTGACGCAGGTTTAGTTGGATTAATTGCCGCAGGAATTTTGTGGAAATTACTCTCACATGATGATGCATAACATTCATTCAAAAATGAAGTGAATAACGACGTAAAGGTAAGGGTAGAGGCAATTAGGACGTGGGTGCAACTCCCACCTCCTCCACCAAATATATTTTTGGTAGTATGTCAAATATATTAAATAAAGAATATATTTGATGGGGGAGACAAAGCATCGACTAGTTAGCATAAACGCCCAAGACTCGTCAGCCAACAAAGGCTTAAAAATGAAAAATTTAATCGGCAAACACGATTACTTGCTAGCTGCTTAATAGCTAGCTGGGGTTTCCTCCGGGGTTCCTTATTACCCAATACTCCGGTCCTTTTTTTTATATACATACCATTATGATTACCCTAACCGACAATGCTGTTGAAAAATTAAATACCTTAATCACAGGTAATATGCAGCTTAGAGTTTTAGTTAAAGGCACTGGTTGCTCAGGTATGGCATACCACTTAGAATATAATATAATGGAAACTGACCAAGATGATGTCTTTAAGGTTAGAGGTATTCCTATTGTTATTGATAGAAAAAGCCAAGTATATGTAGAAGGCGCAGAAATAGACCATAAGAAAAAAGGTCTTAATGAAGGCTTTGAATTCTATAATCCAAAGGAAAGGGCAAGGTGCGGTTGTGGAGAAAGTTTTACAGTATGATGAAAAATGAAAAAATCAGTATTTGAAATAAACACCAAAAACCATTTAGATAAAACATTATTTTTTGATGAGGGCGTGGACATAGCAAGATATGATGTGGTTAAATACCCAGCCTTACAAAAGTTATATGAGAAGATGCTATCTTTTTATTGGACACCCGATGAGATAGATGTCACAAAGGATAAGATTGATTTTGGTAAGTTAACAAAGAATGAACAACATATATTTACAGCAAACCTTAAAAGACAAATACTCTTAGATTCAGTACAGGGCAGGTCACCGGACCTAGCATTATTACCCATAGCGAGTAACCCAGAACTAGAGTTATTAATAGAGACCTGGGCATTCTTTGAGACCATTCACTCTCGCTCATACACACATTTAATCAGAAATGTTTATCCAAATCCATCTAAAGTATTTGATGATATAAAGTCTATACCAGAAATTTTAGATTGTGGCAAAGATATATCTGAACACTATGATAACCTAATTAATTATAAAGGACCTACTGGGTCTTATAAACATAAAAAATTATTATACCTTTGTATGATTTCTATATACATATTAGAAGGAATACGGTTTTATGTAAGCTTTGCATGTTCATGGGCATTTGCTGAGTTAAAACAAATGGAAGGTAACGCAAAAATAATTAAATTAATTGCAAGGGATGAGAACTTGCATTTAGCTGCATCACTTAATATAATTAGACAATTAATTAAAGATGATAAGGATTTTGAAAAAATTAAAGAAGAAACACATGACCAAGTAATGAATTTATTTGAAGATGCATTAATACAAGAAGAGGAGTGGTGTGATTACCTATTTGGTAATGGCTCAATGATTGGCTTAAACACTGAGCTTTTGAAAGAGTATGTGCGTTGGATTGGTGCAAAGAGAATTAAAAGTCTTAATTACCATGTACCATTCTCAGTGCATATGCATAACCCACTTCCATGGACTGAAAAATGGATAAGTGGTGGGGCTGTCCAAGTGGCACCACAAGAAACAGAAATCACATCTTATGTTGTCGGAGGTGTCAAACAAGATGTTAATAGAAAATCATTTGAGGGATTAAGCTTATGAGAGCAGTAGTATGGAGTAAAAATAATTGTAGTCTTTGTACCAAAGCAAAGGCATTATTAGATAGTAAAAAAATTAGTTATGAGGAAAGAAATATTGAAGGACCTAATTGGACACCAGAAGATTTTTTTAAAGCGGTTCCAAACGCCAGAACATTTCCTCAGATATATATTGATGGAAAATATATAGGTGGTCATGATATGTTAATGACACATATGCAATTAGGAGAATTAAGATTATGATATGTAATGATTGTAATAGCCAACCCTTTGAGGTTATGGTTAAGGATGAGATGGGATTTGCTACTGAGTCAATTGAGTTGGATACACCAGCTACTCACTGTCCATTTTGTGGAGCAAATATAGAATGGGCGCAAAGAGGAGGCTTTGATGCAGAAGAATATGACGGACCCCAGTTGGACGTATAATGAACGACAATTTACTTCTGCTGATATTGCTGACTTTTATGGTTTTGTGTATCGCATTACCAACTTGGTCACCGGATATGACTACATCGGACGTAAGTATTTCAGGACAATACGAAAGCTTAAACCCCTCGTAGGTAGAAAAAATAAAAGGCATAAGGCTAAAGAGACCGATTGGCAGGATTATTGGGGTTCAAGTAAGAGACTCACTGAGGATATAGAAGGCTTAGGCAAAGAAAATTTTAAACGTGAGATTATTTGTTTATGCAAAACACGTGGTGAGACAAATTATATGGAAGCTAAAATACAATTTGATGAGGATGTTCTATTGAATCCACAAAATTATAATGGTATTATAGCTATTAAGATTGGATATGGTTCAGTGAAAAATTTATCAGAAGACTATGTACAAAAGCAGTAAACTATGATATAATATAGATTATGGTATTAGTAGATTTTAATGGTTTAGCAATTGGTAGTATAATGGGTTCTTTAAATAGAGGTGAAGGACTCTCTGAAAATTTAGTTAAACATATTATTTTGAATAACCTTAGGTTATATAGGAAAAAATATTCTGAAGGTAAGTATGGCAAAATAGTAATATGTACTGATGAGAGGTCTTGGCGTAAAGATACATTCCCACCATATAAAGCAAATAGGACTTCCACCCGAGAAACAGATAAGCATGATTGGCCAAAAATATTTGACTTAATTGATTCAACATTAGATGATATTAGTAATAATTTTCCTTATGCTGTTATCAATGTATTTGGAGCTGAGGCTGATGATATCATTGGAGCTTTAACTGTACATAAATCCATACCTCTTATTGGTGAGGATGTAGTTATTATATCAGCAGACAAAGATTTTATTCAATTACAAAAACATGGTAATGTGATTCAATGGTCACCTATGTTTAATAAGATGGTAAAGGACCCTAATCCAATAAGGTATTTATTTGAACATCTCTTAAAAGGTGATAGTGGTGACGGTGTTCCAAACGTGTTATCTTCTGACACTTGCTTAGTTGATAAGATTAGGCAAAGTCCCATGACTAAAAAGAAAATAGAAGAATGGTGGAACAATCGTGATAAGCTTAAAGAGGTTATGCCACCAGAAGTATTTAGAAATTATATTCGTAATAGAGAAATGATTGACCTAGATAGAACCCCTTCGTATATTAAAGAGAATGCTATTAATCAATATGAAAATTATAAATATCCAAAACGTAGTAATATCTTAACTTATTTAATAGAGAATAATATGAAATTATTAATTGAAAATGCAGGGGAGTTTTGAGATATTTTGATAGTGACGAAGAACTTAAAGAATTCATGGAATACTTTAAAAATGAATTACCAAATCCAGACCATCACCCACATAAAGTTATGTGGTTAGTTAGATGGTGGAAAGGAATAGTTATAAGGAATAGAGATGCCAACTTACAGATTCAAAAATAAAACAACTGGTGCTGAATGGGATAAATTTATGAAGATAGCCGAGCTTGACGACTATGTAAAGGAGAATGATTGCACTATACAAGTTAGTGCACCTCAAATAATTTCTGGTACTGGTGAACAGCGTTTAAAAACTGATGAAGGATTTAAAGATAGGATGAGAGAAATTAAAAAGCATGCAGGTAAAGGAACACCAGATAATCCTGTAACAATAGGAGATAGCATTTAATGCCAAAGTATTCTAAACAAGTTCAAGATTTTTTAGATAAAGGTGGAAAGATTACAGTAGTACCACCCAAAGTAACAGCTCAAAAATTAGAAAAAATGAAATTGCAACCTTATAAAGTGCCTGAGATTATGGGAAGACGTAACAATGTGGAAAAAGATTGAAATAAATAAAATCACACCAAGATTTGATGCAACTTGGTATATAAAATGGTTATCAAGTGTATTACTTCTTATTAGTATGGTTATGACAGCAAATTTTGATATGCATCCGTGGAATATTCTATTTGCTGGTCTTGGTACTACTGGTTGGTTTATTGTAGGTATGATGTGGCATGATAGAGCACTTATAGTTATTAACGCATTAGCTACTGGGATTTATCTTCATGGAATACTTATGCATTCTTTAAAATATTTAGCAACTGGAAATGTTTAAACACGAACCAGTTGACTTAGGATATAAAGACCTCAAAGCAGTAACCAAAAAAAGCGGAAGAAAATATACCACACCCGATGGTAAAAAATACTCTTCAATAACAACAATCCTTGGCCAAAGAAGTAAAGCCGCCATAATGGCTTGGCGTGATAGAATTGGTCATGAGGAAGCAAATAGAATTTCAAGTCAAGCGGCAAGAAGAGGAACTGCGGTTCATGCCATGTGTGAGATGTATGTTAACAATCACCCAGATTATGCAAAGGATGCAATGCCTAATATCTTATTTGATTTTAATAGAATTAAAAATATATTAGATGAACGTATTGGTACGGTCTATGGACAAGAATTACCATTATATTCTGACTACTTAGGAGTAGCAGGCAGGGTTGATTGCGTAGCAGAGTTTGATGGCAAATTATCTATTATAGACTATAAAACAAGCCGTAAGACAAAAAAGAAAGAATGGATTGACAGTTACTTTATGCAAGAATGCTTTTATGCTATTGCCTGGGAAGAGAGAACTGGACAACCAATTACACAATTAGTAACAATCATATCTGTAGATGATGCTCCAGCTCAAGTCTTTATAGAACATAGGGATAATTGGGATAAAGAACTCCTTAAATGTATACGAGAATACAATTCTTAGGGGGAAATTAGCAGACAATATACTTCAGTTAACGGTTCATGTTGTTGCAGCAACATGGTCCGTTAGTATTCTTATTGAAAATACTCTCCTAAACCGCCAAAAGTATGATATAATATCTATATTATAATAAAAAAGGGTCAAAAAATGGAAAGTGAAATATTAGTTTTTTTAGTTTTATTAGTTAATTTATTAATACACGTTTCATTAGGAAAATTTTAAAATGCATATAACAGATATAATACACAAAGTTGTCGATCGCTCTGATTACCAATGGACATCAAGGGATAAAAAAAGCCTTCATGTTTCATATAGTGGTTGGGATACTAGACGAGAAACAGTTCGTTCTATACTTCAACAAAGTGGTGTCAAATTAAGTGAAGTCAAACACTTGCAAAAATATGGCATAGTTACTGATGTTGTCTTAGATGATTATTCAGTTGGTCTTAAGTGTGATTTGGATTTAGTTTGGTGCTTATCCACATACTCAAGAAAATATTTATTATCACAATAGGAAAAAAATATATTATGAAAAAAATTGAAAAATTAGCAAAATTAATTGGTGAAATGGATAATGATGAATTAAATGAAATCGGTCCAATCGTCAAATTACAACGTAAAAAATTAGCTCACGCTAAAAAATTAAATTTAAGGGTTGGCGTAGAAGTTTGGTTTGCCGGTCACAATGGAGTGGTTGAAAAAATTAATCATACAAAAGCTGTTTGTCGTGAATTTAAAAATGACCAACGATGGACTGTACCAATGAATATGATTGAGGTGGTATAATGAAAACTATTTATTTAGACTTAGATGGTATAGATGAAGCATTCCTATCTCTTTATAAGAGTCCTACTTATGAAACTAGTACCTTCAAGGGAATACCAATGGAGCATTTCCGTTGGGTAACCCGTATGTTACCTGTTAAAAATAGGCGAATTAAATATAGAGGTGCAAGTAAACCTGGTTATACTAGACCTCAATCCTTTTGTCATAAATTTGCTGCTGATACATTTGCAATATATTATGACAATGATGATGAATTACATTTAGGGAGGCCATAATGGAAACAGCAGTTCTAATTGTTTTATTGCAATTTTTAGTTATTATTATTACGGAGGTCTAATGACAATTGAAAATTTATTTGTAGTCGCATTAGTAATCATTAATGCATGGGTTTGGAGTTGGGCAATATTAAGGATTCTTTCATGACCTCAGTATTAACAAGCTTAACTGAGGCTCAACTCAGAGACCAAGCTAATTATTATATTAATAATAATGATGAAAATAATATGTCTAAAAATGATGACATAATTCGTCATATGATTGCCGCAAATGGTGAAAGGATTATTCGTACTATGACCAATGGTTCTATTAGGCATGGTCCTGGCTATGATGTTATTGGTGAGGGTGGTGAAACCTATGAAGTAAAAACCACAGGCTCAGCTAAAACCGGTGATTTTTCTGTTGGTGGTTTATTAGTTAAAAAGGGTAAGTGTGATTATATAGCTATTGTTGATATGCTTAATGGAAGAGTATCAATCATTCCAGAAAAAGTATTTTTTAAACGAGCCAAATTAGATGACAATGCACATGGAGGTTCATTCCGTTGGAAAAACACAACTGGTCCAGTTAATTTTGATACAATAAATGGATATAATGCTGGGCTATTTGCTGAGTATGAAATTACTTGGCCAACAAATAAAATAGGAGGCGGGAATGAGATGGGCACAACGTAAAACGATTTATGATTTAGAAGGTATTCGTCTTAGGTCTTGCAGACTCTGGCTTGACGCAAAAGGTTTCCATCCTTTTTTAGACCAAGACGAATTGATTAAACCAGATTTAGAAAAAAGCATGGGATGTAAATATGAAGACCTTCCAAAAGAAGCTTGGGATATGATGGATATTGCAGATATGGAATTAGCAAGGAGAAGTAAATATGCGCGAAAGTAAAATTTTAAGAAGTGTTAGGGACAAAGTTATATTAACTGATTGCGATGGAGTTCTATTAGATTGGGAATACCATTTCTATAAATGGGTTCTTGAGACTCATGGATTAGAGCAAAAGCAAAGTATATACAGTGTTGCCAAAGCTTTAGAAATTCCTTGGAAAGATAGCGCTTTAATAATTAAAGAATTTAATGAATCTGAAATGATGAGAAAATTATCTCCATTACGAGATGCAGTTAAATATGTCCGTAAATTACATGAGGAGCATGGATATATATTCCATATTATTACTTCACAAAGTGATGACCCAACCGCTCAAAAGTACCGTAAGGAAAACTTAAGAAATGTCTTTGGAGATGTTTTTGATGGATTTACTATACTTAAGACCGGACAAAACAAAGACAAAGTCCTTGCTAAATGGGAAGGCACCGAATGTTTTTGGATTGAGGACAAAGTAGCAAACCTTGAAATGGGAGAGGTTGCTGGACTTGATGGAATTCTAATGGACCACCATTGGAATAAAGATTGTGTTGATTTTAAAAGAGTCAAGACATGGAAAGAAATTTATAATATTATTACAGGAGAATAAATGGCGGTTAATTTAGTGACTAATAAGGCTGAAGAAACTGAGCATTTGCGTGGTAAATCACGTTTTTATGTTGCGGGTTGGATAGCAAACCGTGAATGTGAAAATCCACAAGAAATGCCTGAAGAATGTAAGGGTAATATTGTTGTTGAAAGATGGCATGAGGAATACCTTACAGGCTATGGTGATTCTGTCGCGAATGGTGAGTGTCTAATGAATAGATAATATAAATAAAACTATATCACATTGAGGAGATATAGTGGAGGTAACTATGGCGTTACTAGAAGATATTGTTGATTTTTGTAAAAAGGAATTAAATATTCCGCAGGATGTTTTAGTATCTGTTGAGCGGGAAGATATATCAGAAGATAATGTTAAAGGTTGGACCACTGATTCCGCTGAGGATGATGAATATGATATTGAAATAGATACACGTCTTGGGTTTAAAGAAACCATCATAACGGTATGCCATGAAATGGTACACGTTCTCCAATTACACGAAAATCGTGAGCTTGATGAAAATGAAGCTTATGAAAAAGAGGAAGGTTTATATAGAAAGTATATAAATAATTCCTAGTAGCTAATCCCTACTATAAAAAGGATATTTTTTAAAAAATAAAAAAGGAAAACATATGTTTAAAAAACTACTAGTCGCGACGGCGGCAATGGCAATATCCGCAACTTCGTTTGCTGGTATTAGTCTTTCGGGTTTGTACGAGGGTACACTAGATTCACACGGTGCATATACCCAAGATATAACCACTACTATGAAAGGCACATCTGGAAGTTCCACAGTTACTGTGGTTTTGGATGGCGCTTTTGATATACATGATATGTATGTTGAAACTACTACTGGTCCTCTAACATTTAAGTTAGGTGATTCCTCTGGGGATGACCCAGATGTAGTATCTATCGGTGTTACAGCAACATCAGGTGGATTTACAGTAGGACTTAGTCAAGACTCAGGTGAAAGTACCGAACTTAATGTTGGTGGCGCACTTGCAGGTATTACATTTAATGTGACTGATGTTACAAATTCCGAAAGGGAAACAACAGCAACTTATGAAGTAGCCGGTGTTAAAGCTACAGTTGTGCATAACAAAGTTACAGCAGGTAATAATATTGATACAACAATCGCGACTACACTTGCAGGGTTAACCCTAAGTGCTAATCACGATTCAAATGCAGATGGCACCTCGGAAAACGGCGGTTCAGTATCTAAAGCTTTAGAAGGTTTAGGTACAGTTAAAGCTGAAATGTCTAAGACAGGCGCTGGTGTTACAACTAAAACATTTAGTTTAACACGTGGTATCTGGACAGGCGAGTGGGAAAAAGTAGGAAGCGCAGATGGTGTTACTACTCTTAAAGCTAGTTTAGCATTTTAAAGGAACTTAACTATTAAGTAACTTCAGGGGATTTGCATTTATGTAAGTCCCCTTTTTATTTTATGAATACTATTTACATTTATACCAAACTATGATATAATAGTATTAATCAAAGGAAATATTATGGACGCAGTAATGAATCACAGAAAATTGATGGGTGAATACTACAAAGATGATGGTAGTGTCGCTAAGATATATCAAGTTATAAATGGAATGGATGGTGAACATTCATTTTTTTCAATAACATATAAGGACGCCTCCGGTTTGCGAATAACAACTGAAGATTTTAAATATAAATCTTTAAGCTACGTTGAGGATGCAGCAGAAAACTGGACACTAGGAATTAAACAATTATTAACGGAGTAAAAAAATGGCAGTAGATTTTGATTTTGGTTTTACGCTAGTAGATGAAGATGAATTAGATGTAGCTAAAGAAGTAGCAACGTCATCAGCATCAGCAGCAAGCGCACAAACTAAATTAGACAACTTATATAATGCTATCACACCATTGCTCAATAACCTTAAGGCTAATCCTGAAAAAGAATATATTAAATGGCCTAATAGAGTTGACAAGGTAGAAGCATTTGAAGGTCAAATATTAAAAATTTATAAAGGATAATTTAACACTTATATAATGTATAAAGAACAGTTAGATGAAATGATTAACACGGTTAATGAGCACTTCCTAAAGTATGGAGGTCCTCTTAATCAAAAGGTTAAATATGCATTAGAGCAAACCCCTAGGCATCTCTTTGTCGAAAATAATGTTCCATACGCAGACCGACCACTTCCAATAGGTCATGAACAAACCATTTCCCAACCCTTTATTGTAGCATATATGACACAAATGTTAGATGTAGAGATGCATCATAAGGTGTTAGAAATTGGTACAGGGTCTGGATATCAGGCTGCGGTATTATCTTATTTAGCTAATAAGATTTATACAGTTGAAAGAGTTCCAGAACTAGCAATGAAAACTAGTAAACTATTTCAAACAATAGAACAACATAAACATATTAAGACAAAATTAGATGATGGTTGTGAGGGTTGGAAAGCACATGCACCTTATGACAGAATTATTGTAACTGCAACATCACAAGAACTTATACCACCAAAAGCATTAATAGAACAATTAGCTGTTGATGGAAAAATGATTATACCAATGAAGCAGGCCGTTGGTGGAAATATGTTTGGTTCTGATGAAAAGCTACACCTTATACATAAAAGAAAAAAGGGTGGTGGTACTTGGACAGAAAAATTAATAGGTGTAAGATTTGTTCCATTGATTAAAGGAGAATATAATGGTTAAACGTAAGATGAGTGAAGAGCAAAAGAAAGTAGTGGCCGCTAATCTAGCTAAAGCAAGAGCAGCTAAAAAACCAGCAGCATATAAAAGTATTGCGCCTAGTGTTCAAGCATTAGATGATGACCACGGGTTGTCTATGGTAAATGTAAAACAATATATTAAAGCCACTAAAGAGAAAATTAGTATATTAAAAAAGGCAGTACATAATAATGAAAGGGGTGCATTAGCTAAATTGACAGCTTCTCAAGCATACCTAAGAGGTTTGCATTCATATTTGAGAGATGGTATGTTTCCATTTAATTTCTATGGAGAAGATGAAGAGCATCCGGTCTACCACCAAACAATTGCTCCGGCATATGATGATGAGGGGTTTAGAAAATGAGTGATGACCTTAATAAAAAATCGTTTTCACGGTTAGTAGAAACATATGTTAGAACACATAAAGGTTGTCCATATATTGATGCCATTATAGATGTATGTGAAGAAAATGAAATTGATTTAAGAGATAGCAAAAAGCTTATCTCAAAAGAGATTATACAACATGTAGAGTTTGAGGCTAAGGAACTTAACTTACTACAGGGTGGTAATCCAACTTATGTATTACCAATATAATGGATGGATATTCAGCATTCAAATTACATCACGCTATTAACCTCCATTTCAATGGAACTTACGATTGTTTTAAGTATAATTTCAAAACAAATATAACTGAAAAAACATATTGGAAAAGACCAGATAAATTTCAGTTAACTAAGATAGGAAAAAGATTTAAAAATAGAGATGATATAATACTATACTTTGCAGCTCATCAAGTAGCTGGTAATAAATTTAGTGGTGATATGATTAGGGACGAAGATACATACACCCAGTTTTTAAAACGTATAGATAGTATATCTTATTTATTTAAAAATGAATTAGAAGGAATTTCAGATAATGGATTTGATACCCTTTTGGAGATAGAAGAAACATATCCAAAAATTATCCACCACTATCTGGAAGATATGGTTTCCCTGGAGACCGTATGCATAGTAAATAGGCTAACAGGTTTTATTGAGAAAGCCAACTTAAAAATAAGTGAGACCATTCTTTGGCCTGACTTATATAAAAAAATATCTAAATACCAATCATTTCTAAAGGTTGATGATAGTAAAATGAGGAAAATTATTTTAGATGTTTTTAAGTAAAAGCTGTTTACTTTTGAGAAAAGTATGTTATAATATATAATGATACAAAGAAATATAAATTAATACTAATATTTAAAGGAGATGTACAATGAGTTTTGCAGACTTAAAAGCTAAGGCTAATGACATGAGCGCATTAGTCGGTGCGGCTGAAAGCACCACAGAAAAGAAATCATACGTTGATGAACGTATGTGGAAACCCACGGTAGATAAAGCAGGTAACGGTTATGCCGTTATTCGTTTCTTGCCGGCAGTCGAAGGTGATGATTTGCCTTGGGCTAAATACTGGGACCATTTCTTTCAAGGACCTACTGGTCAATGGTATGTTGAAAAATCTTTGACAACCATTGGTAAGGACGACCCTGTTTCCGAAATGAATTCAAAACTATGGAACACAGGCATAGAAGCTGATAAGGATATTGCACGTAAGCGTAAGCGTCGTTTGCATTATGTGTCAAATATCTATGTTGTTTCTGACCCTGAAAGTCCAGAAAACAATGGCAAAGTATTCCTATATACCTATGGTGCTAAAATCTTTGAAAAGATTATGAATAGCATGCAACCACAGTATGAGGATGAAACTGCTGTTAATCCATTTGACTTATGGAAGGGAGCCAACTTTAAAATGAAGATTGCTCAGGTAGCGGGATTCCGCAACTATGACCGTTCTGAATTTGGTAAAGCTGAAGCTCTCCATACAGATGATGCTGTTTTAGAAGATATCTATAATAAGCAGCATTCTCTTACTGAGTTTACAGATGTTGATACATTCAAATCTTATAGTGAGCTTAATCTTAAGTTGACTAGAGTGTTGGGTGAGGATGTTAAAATGTCTGTACCTGAAGATGATTCACCATTCAATGATGAACCGTCTGTTTCAGACCCAGTTGCTGTCGCGGCTGACCCAGTTCAAAAGGCTGAGGCTGAAGATGACACAATGAGTTATTTCGCTAAACTAGCGGCTGAAGCTTAATCTTGAGAACCCGTCGAAAGGCGGGTTTTTA